TCACTCGGAAGCCTCTCCAGGAAGATCATTTAGGAGAGATTTAGGGGATTCGGTCCGCTCCCAGACCGAGTCCCACCCGAGGTTGCCCATCGCCCGCTCGTACAGCTTCTGGAGCCCGTCGAGGCGCTCCTGCCGCATGGTGGGCGTGGGGTGCCGGTACGTGCCCTTGATGCCAGGGTACTTATGCCCCATCTGCTCGTACCCCAACACCGGCCGCACGTCGATCTGCTCCTGCCAGGTGTCGTGGGTGTGCCGCAGGTCGCGCATCGTCAGCCCCGGCATGATCGGCTCCCACTTCTCCTTGAGCGCCGTACCGCGCGCCTTCGGCCTGGCCTCCCGCCCGTCCGCCGCCGGCCGGATGATGCGGAACCACTCGGAGCGCCACCACCACTTGCCGGTCGGCGTGCAGAACACGAAGTCGTACTTCCACTCCTTCAGGTGCTCCTTCATCAGCTGCGCGAGGAACGGCGGCAGGTCCACGTCTCGGGCCGACGGGCCGTTCTTCGGAGGCTCCAGCCCCCGGAAGATCTTCCGCTTCCCCTCCTCGTTCCGCACGTAGTACTCGGCCAGCGCGCCCTCCTCCTCGTCTACCCGGATGATCGGGCAGGAGAAGACGCCCCCGTCGTGCCGCTGCTTCCGAGTGAGGAGCGCGTTCCGCCGCTGGAGGCCGACGAGTTCCTCCCAGCGGAGCCCCGTGAAGGCCGTCGTCAGGATGTGCATCCCGTAGGCGGGCCCTAGCCGGCGCGAGAGCTGCAGCACGACCTCGGGCGTGGCCCACCGCTCCTCGTCCGGCTTCTTCTTCGCCGTGTCCGCGGGCAGGCCGGTGAGCCGCCGCCCGGCCAGGGGGTTCACGGCCAAGTGCTTCGCGTCCACGGCCCCGTTCAGGATTCGGGCCATGAGCTGGACGCAGTCCTTCACGGTGCTGCGGGCCGCCGTCTTGGCGACCTTCCTAGCCCAGGCCTCCACGTCGAACCAGTTGAAGGCGATCAAGGGGGTGTGCTCCCACTCGGGGAGGATGTGCGCCTCCAGGCGCTCCCACTGGTTCATCGTGGTCCGGCCGCGGACGGCCTGGGCCTTCATCCACTGGTCCTTCGCGAAGGTCCCGAACTTCTTGGAGGACAGGTTCGGGTCGATCCAACGACCCTCCCGCATCGCCGTTTCCTGGGCGTCGCCCCACTCCTCGGCGAGCTTCTTCGTGGGGAATCCCGGCTGGCTTCCCCACTTCCCATCGGGCAGCAGGTACCGGCATCGCCAAGTGAACTGCTTGGTCTGCTTGCCGGCCCGGACCTTGTAGACCTTCTCCGCGTAAGCCATTGCGCTGTCCTTCCAGCTCGTCAGCCGGCCACGGCGTGAAGGAGTGGGCGCTGGCACGGCGCGGCCGACTTCAGGGTGAGTCCGGGCGTCCGGACACCGAGGGCCTCGTCGATCACCGCCAAGGCCGCGGGCGTCAGCCGGCCCGCTTTGAACAGCCCCGGGTCGACGTACACGCAGGTGTGGGAACTGCAGTGGTCAACCCAGACGAGGGCATCGTTCGGCATCGACGATGGAACTCGGAAAACGTGGACACACATCGGCCACCCCGCTCGTCTTTTTGGTGGCCCCATGGTCGACGTTCGGTCATGAAACCACACCAAAGGGTCACTTGGGGAGGGGGTGTGTGCGGCCTGTGTGATTTGTGGCTACGCCTCGTGCACGGCGGGCGAGGGGTCCTCGCCGTCGCCCTGCTCGAGTTCGATGGCCTCGATGAGGTGCTGCTCCGCCGCGCGCCACGCCTCGAGGTTCCGCCGGATCTGCTCGGGGCTGGCGGTCGCTGAGCCCTTGATGACCACGACCATGCGCGCGTCGCCGCCCAGCGGGACGACTGCCGTGTCGAGCAGCGCTCCGTCGTCGGTGAGTTCGTGCACGATCCGCAGGGGCAGACCCGGGAACGGCGAGGGGGGTTCGGCGGCAGGCGCCGCCGAGTCGACGGCCGTTTGCAGGGTGGGCGTGCCGCCCGCGAGCACGGCCTCGACGGAGCTGTCCGTCCAGCCCACCCGGCGCGCGAACGCCTTGATGGTGGCCGTCGGCTTCTTGAACTCCTTGCCGGCCTCGATCTGCTGCACTGCGGAACGGCTGGCGTCGAGCTCGCTCGCCAGCTCGTCCTGACTAACTCCGGCGGCCTTGCGGGCGGCCTGGAGTGCCTTCCCTAGCAGTGCCCAGTCACGGTCCATGGGGCCACTATGCCCCACCCGCGTGCAACCAAGAAGCCCACTTACCGAGCTTTGACCTGCTGGTTAGTAGGCATTTCGGCCTTTCTTGGTTGCATCGCGCGCGCCCTATGTACGCCCCGTGCGCGCCTGTCACGCCGTGTCGAGCTTAGAAAGTGTGCTGAGAGTATGCGCAGAGTGCTTGCATCTGCGCCCAGGGTGAGCGTACTTTCTAAGCGTGAGACCGAACGGACCCGCAATTCGGGCCATACGGGAGGCTCAGAAAATGGGCATCCGTGCGCTCGAACGCACCACCGGATTGGACCGCAGCACTCTCTCCCGCATCGAGAGGGGGCTGATCCAGGACTCGGCTGAGCCCTCGGTCAGAGCCATCGCCGCCGCGCTCCACGTGCAAGTGGACGCCATCACCCGTGAGGAGAAGACGTGACCGCCGACGTCAGCAAGACGCCCCCGGCCAAGTCCAGGACCGCCAGCACCGCCAAGCAGAAGGCTGCCGCCGCCCTCGCGGCCCTTGAGCTGGTGCGCTGGACCCCCGAAGAGGTGGTCGCGCTCCGGCTCCTGCCGTACACCAGCGCCCGGGTCCTCCGCCGGAAGTGCAACCGGCGCGAGGTCTACCACCACGGCGACGGTGGCCGGATCACGTTCACGCCGGAGGACATCCGCCGCGAGAACGAGCGCCGCACGGTTCGACCGTTCGACTCCGCCGCCTAGTAGCGGCCCGGCCCCCGACGCCGGTTTCTTCCCGGTCCCCGGCGACCGAGGGCCTACCGAGAACCCCTCACCTGCAACCAGATGCAGAGAGCGAGAACCCGATGCCTGACATCATCTCCGGTTCGCCCAACGACACCAACCCCGCCGCCCGCCCCACCCTCACCGAGGCGGCCGAGCAGCTGCTCGCAACGCCGTCGCTGCGGATGCGCCTCCTCGACGCCGCCCGCTCCCTCGCCCAGGCGGTCGCCGGGTTCAAGGCGCTCGGCAGGAAGCGCGAGGCCGCCGAGCGCGCGGCCCGACTCCAGGACGGCATCCGCGCCGAGAACAGCCACCTGCTGCACGACGCCGACACCGACGCGATGACCCGCCCCTTCCCCTACATGCGCAAGGGCACCACCGCCCGCGCGGCTTCCGGGAGGGCAGCGTGAGCACCGTCGTCGAGCCCCACCTCCTGGACCTGATGGAGGACCAGCTGGTCCTCGTGGAGGGCGAGTACCTGCGCCACTTCGGCCAGGACATGGCCGCATGGCCGGCGGAGGTCTGGAACCTCTACCGGACCGCGACCCGCGAGGTGTGCGAGCCCGAGCTCCTGCTGCCCGCCCGGCGGGCATCGGCCCACACCCGACGCCACCACCTGGCCCGGCTGCCGTACCGGATCGACCAGATCGCTCCCGGAACGGCGACCATCCTCCTCGCCCAGCAGAAGGACGGAACGCCTCAGGCCCTGGTCCGGGACGAGACCGGCCGCCGCATCGACCTCCCCCGCGGCGCGTCCCGCCACATCGCCGCCCGGCTGCGAGCCGCGTACTCCGCCGACTGGACGGTGCCGCAGACCTGGCGGGCCGCCACCAACCGGCTGACGGCGTGGGGCCACCGGCCCCCGCACGGCGGGGCGCTCTGCCCCCGCGAGGACATCCAGCACGGGCACGCCTGCGGCGAACTGGCCGCATGAGACCGCCCGCCGCGCCGACGGTGTCACGTCCCCCGGCCGGCGGGCCCAACAAACCGCAGGAGAAACCGATGTTCGAACAGCTCGCGCTCTTCCCCGACTCCGCCATCACCGGCCCCCGCCGCGTGGTCGCCCGGTCGAAGCCGGAGCAGCCCGCCGCCATCGAGACCACCCCGGCCGCCGTGCAGGAGCTGCTGCCCTTCGAAGAGGACGCCGCCTGATGCACGTCACCATTCCCCAGCAGGAGCTCGCCCCGGCCGTCGCGTGGGCCGCCAAGCAGCTCCCCGCCAAGCCCCTCAACCCGGTCCTCGCCGGCATGCGGCTGCACGCCGCCGACGGCCGCCTGCAGCTGAGCGTCTGGGACGGGACGACCGCCGCGCACGCCGATGTCAACGCCGACACCGCCGGACCCGGGACCGTCATCGCCCCCGGCCAGATGCTGCAGCACATCGTCGGAGCCCTCCGCAAGGGGGAGGTCACCTTCACCGACGCCAGCGGCGAGCTGGAGATCAGCACCCCCGGGGCCCACTTCGCCCTCAGCGCCCTGGACGACCGGGACTACCCCGTCCTCCCGTCCATGCCGGACGCCACGGGGTCGGTCGACGGTGCCGAGTTCGCCGCGGCGTTCAAGCGGGTCAAGACCGCCATGGACCCCAAGGCCGACGGCGCGTTCGCCGGGATGGGCGGGATCCGCCTTCGGATCGACGCCGGCGTGCTCAGCCTCACCGCCACCGACCGCTACCGGATCGCGACCGCCACCCTGCCCTGGACCTCCGACCAACCGGTCACCGCCATGGGCGTCTTCCCCGGCAAGACCCTTGCCGACAACGCCGCCGCCATCGACGGCCGCTTGCACCTCACCCTGCCCGCCGACGGCACCGGCACCGCCGCGCTCTCCGGAGCCCGCCGCCAGGTCTCCACCATGCTCATCGACCCCACCCTGTTCCCCCACAAGGTCGACCAGCTGGCCATCACGAAGAGCGGCCGCATCGTCGGAGACGCCGGCGACTTCGCCGAGGCGGTGCGCGCGGCCATGGCGGTGACCGAGCCGGGCAAGCCCGTGTGGATCAACGCGAGTCCCGACCGGGTGACGCTGCGCGCCGGCCGGGACGCCCGGTCGGTCATCGAGGTCGACGCCCAGTACGAGGGCGATCACGACGAGTTCGAAGCGGCCTTCAACTCCGTGTACCTCCTCGACGGGCTGGCCCCGCTGGGCGGCGTCGTGCACCTCGAACTGTCGACGCCGAAGACCCCGGCGCTCATCCACGACCCCGGCGACGACACCTACCGGTACGTCGTCGTCCCGATCCGCGACCCGCACAAGAGCGCCTGACCGACCCACCCAGACCGGCCGTCGAGCGCAGCCCCGCGCTCCGGCTACGGGCCCCGCCCCAGCCTCCCCCCGACGGGGGCGGGGCCCACCCCACTCGAGAGAGGAGACGACATGCCCACCGCCCTCACCCTCGGCCGCTGGCGCATCGACCTGTACGAGCGCGCGCTCTACCTCCAGCGCCAGCCCGACCCCAAGTGCGCCGAGTGCCACGGCGAAGGAACCGTCGAGACGCCCGCCGAGCACGCCCTCCTGCCCGACGCGCAGGTCGAGCCCTGCGCGTGCTGGGACCCCTTCAAGAACATCCGGATCCCGCTCGGCCGCCGCCTGGTCATCACGGAGAGGTGGCCCCTCTGATGGCCCGCATTTGGTGCATCACCGACAGCTGCCGGGACGAGGGCGGCCCCTTCGTCCGCACCCCGAACGGCCCGCTCTGCGAGGACTGCCACGACGGCGACACCGCCGACGCCAGGACGACGCCGGTCCCGCCCGCCGAGTCGGGGCAGCCGCCCCGCCCCGACGTCGGGGCCCAGGAGCGCGGAGCCACCCCGGACGACGGCCAGTAACAGCACGCCGGCGGCCCCGCGGGAACCGGGGCCGCCCCACCCCAGGACAGCACACGCGAGAGGACACGTCATGACCCTCACCCCTGACGAGGCGCGCGAGCCGGCCAACGCGCTCCTCGCCTCCCTCTACGCCAACCTCTCCGACTGGACCGAGGCACGCTACGACCAGGCCGTCGCGGCCATAGCCGGCGACGGCCAGCCGTTCTCCATGAACGACATCCGCGCCGTACTCCCCGGATCCCAGCACCACCAGGCGGGCCTGTACTTCCACAGCCTCCTGATGCGGAAGGCCTCCCCCCTGGTGCACGTCGGCTACGTGCGGTCGATCAACCCGAAGGCCCGCGGCAAGGTCGTCAACACCTACCGACTGACCATGTCGGGCCGGGAGTTCATGAAGACCCGCCGTGCCGAGCGCGCCCAGCACGACGCCCGGATGGCCGCACGGCAGGAGCTGGCGGCGTGAGCGGCGGAGAGTCCCTCGCGTCCGCCCTCACCCTGGCCGCCCTGGCTGTCCTGTGGATCTGGTGCATGCGGGGTCCGACGGCCGACGAGGACGCGGACCGGCGGCGTTGGAAGCGGACCGCCGGGGCCGCCGCCCGGAACCCCGAGGCCACGGCCAGCGCCAGCGACCTCGACATCTGCAACGCCATCTTGGCCGCCACCAAGCGCATCCCGCGCCAGGCCCGAAGGAGGGGGGAAGGCCGATGAACCGCACCGCCCGTATCGACCCGCTCGTCGATGCTGAGCCCGCCCGCCGGCACATCAGGGCCCTCATGGCCGCCGGGGTCTCCGCCGACCGGGCAGCCCACCACGCCGGTCTGAAGCGCTGCGACGTGACGGATCTCCTCTACAGCATCAAGGGCAGGCCCCCCTCGCGGCGCATCCGGGAGACGAAGGCGCAGAAGATCCTCGCCGTCGAAGCCCGCAACGTGGTGACGGGGCGCGTCAACGCGACCGGTACCCGTCGCCGCATCCAGGCGCTCATGGCGATGGGCTGGCCGCAGGTGCACCTCGCCGCCCAGATCCCCTGCCACGACCGGTACGTGAGCGAGATCGTCCGCTGCCAGGACGGCGTCCTCTCCAGGACCGCCCACCGGGTGGCGACGGCCTACGACCGGCTCTGGAACCAGGACCCGGTCCAGCACGGCGTCCCGGCCGACAGGGCGAACTACGTCCGGCGCCTGGCGGCGCGACGCGGCTGGCCCCCGCCAGCGGCCTGGGACGACGACGTCATCGACGACCCGCAGGCCTCGCCCGCCGCGGTGACGGAGATGAACCGCCGCGAACTCGCCGCCTACCGCCGGCAGGAGATCGCGCACCTCACCTCCTACGGCGTGGCCGAAGCCGAGATCGCCGCCCGCCTCGACCTCGGCGCCGAGTACGTCCACGACCTGATCCGAGACCTGCGAAAGGCTGCCTGATGAACAACCTCGTCCCTGCTGGGTTCGCGGGCCCCGGAGGCTGGGCCGCGGGCCTCCGCGCTTTGGGGCTGACCCCTGCTGAACTCTCCAGTCCCCGACTTGCCCCGGAACGCGTAGAGCGGCGTTTCATGAAGATGGTTCGCATGACCCCGGCGTGCTGGGAGTGGTCCGGCGCACGGACTGCTCGCGGCTACGGGCGGGTCCGCATCGGGAGGCGGGAATTCGGAGCCCACCGAGTAGCTCTCGTCGTCGCGACGGGCAAGCCTCTCGGCGACGGTGCTCATGCGTGCCACGCGTGCGACACCCCGCCTTGTGTCAACCCCGGCCATCTGTTTCACGGGGACGCCAAGGTCAACGCGCTGGACATGATCAGCAAGGGCCGCCGCGTCATCACCCCTTGCGTCGGTGAGAACAACGGGCAGTCCAAGCTCACCGAAGCGGATGTTCGCTGGATGCGGGCCCACCCCGAAGTCGACCACTCGTCAGTCGCGTCTGCGCTTGGTGTGAGCGTCTCGCTGGTACGCCAGGTCCGCCGAGGCGTGGGCTGGAGGTGGGTCGCGTGATCGTGGATCTCTTCGCTGGCCCCGGGGGATGGTCGGAGGGACTTCGCCTTCTGCAGTTGTCCGACGTCGGTCTCGAGTGGTGCGGCGCGGCCTGCAACACCCGCGCTGCAGCCCAGCACTTGACGGTGCAGTGCGATGTCGCTCAGTACCCCACTCGTCCGTTCGACGGGCGAATCTCCGGCCTGATCGCTTCGCCCCCCTGCCAGGCCTGGTCCCGTGCGGGTAAGGGTTTGGGCCTCCTCGACCAGCCCCTCGTCCGCCAGGCGGTGCACGAGCTGGCCCGCGGTCGCGACTCCCGGGCTGAGCTCCGTTCCCAGTGCAGGGACGAGCGTTCGATCCTTGCCGCCGAGCCGATGCGGTGGATGTACGACCTCCGGCCTGAGTGGGTCTGCATGGAGGAGGTGCCTGACGTGCTTCCCCTGTGGAAGGAGTACGCCGGATACCTGACCGCTTGGGGCTACAGCGTGTGGACCGGCATCCTCAACGCCGCCGACTATGGCGTCCCCCAGACCCGCAAGCGGGCCATCCTCATCGCTTCCCGGGTACGGACCGTCACGGCCCCCGTCCCCTCCCACGCCGAGGACCCGGAATACGACCTGTTCGGTGAGTGCCTGGCGCCCTGGGTCTCCATGGCCGACGCGCTCGGCTGGGGAGCCACGGACCGCCCGGTCCCCACCGTCACCGCCGGCGGCGGCAAAACGGGAGGCGCGGAACCGTTCCCGAGCCAGGCACGCGCCGCCCTGGAAGCCTCCCGAGACCGCGGGGACTGGGCCCTGCGGAACGGCACCCAGAAGAACGCCGCCGTCCGCAGCGCCGACGAGCCGGCCGGGACGCTCTTCTTCGGCGCCCGCTGCAACGACGTCTCGTGGGTCCTGCGGAACGGCAACCAGCCGAACGCCGCGGTACGGAACGGTGACGAGCCCGCCCCCACCATGGCGTTCGGGAATAACGCCGCGCGCGTCGAATGGGTGTTGCACACCAACCGCAACCAGCAGGCCGACGGCACCCGCCAGACGGCGGGCCCGCACGACGCGCCGGCCCCCACCTTCACGGCCAAGTCCGGCGGCCAGTGGGTCCTCAAGCGGCCCGCGACCACGGTCTGCGCCACGGACCGGATCGCTCCGCCTGGGCACAGGGACCGGTCGCCGAAGGGCGAGTCGCAGTTCGCGAACCCCGACACGGTTCGTATCACCCAGGCCGAGGCCGCTGTCCTCCAGTCCTTCCGCGCTGACTACCCGTGGCAGGGCACGAAGACCAAGCAGTTCGAACAGATCGGCAACGCGATCCCGCCGCGGCTGGCCCTGCACATCGTCTCCGCCGCGACCGGCATCCCCGTACCGGCCGGCTTCAGCCCCCGGGCCTGACCGCCCCCACCTGCACCCCGCCAGAGAGAAGACCACACCATGGCACGAGGCCACGGCCGGATCCTCACCAGCATCTGGGAGGACGACGAGTTCCTCGACCTCGAGGAGCGAGAGCAGCGGCTGTACCTGTTCCTGATCTCGCAGCCGAACCTGAACCACGCCGGGCTGCTGGACCTCACTCTGCGCCGCTGGGCCCGCAAGTCCCGCGGCCTCACCTCCTCCAAGCTCGAAGAGCTGCTCCACTCCCTGGAGGCCGCCCGGTTCATCGTCATGGACGACGACACCGAGGAGCTCCTCATCCGCTCCTTCGTCCGCAACGACGGCGTCTGGCGGATGCCGAAGGTCATGGGCGCCATGGTGTCCGGCGCCCTTGAGATCTCCTCCAAGAAGCTGCGCCGCGCGCTGCTGGCCGAGATGGACCGCGTCCCGCTCCACGAGCTGAACGACGAGCCGGCCAAGCTCCGCAACGGGACTGAGGGCCCCTCGGTCCGCCAGCAGATCGAGAGCCACATCGCGGTCCTCCGCCGTGCCTTCGCCGACCCGACCACGGACCCCACCGGAGGGGGTTCGGGAACCCCCTCGGAAACCCCCTCCGATACCCCTGACGAGGGGGGTCCGAAAGGCTCTACGCGTGGGCGCGCGGGCGCGCACGTGCACGCGGCCCCTGCCCCTGCCCCTACCCCTACCCCAGCCCCGGAAAAGAGGTTGGTGGCTCCCGCCGAGGGCCACGCGGTGGACGACATCGTGGACGTCGACTTCGTCGAATCGGCTGACGCCGATCAAGACGAACCGACCACGGCGCAGACGATCGTCGCCGAATACCTCGACCGCGTCGCCAAGCGGCCGCCGAGCCAGATCATCGGCCAGGTCGCCAAGCACGCCAAGACGATGCTCGCCGAAGGCATCCACCCGGACGACATCCGCCGCGGCATCGCCCTCTGGATGACCAAGGGTCTCCACCCCAACACGCTGCCCAGCGTCGTGAACGAGGCGATGAACGCCCACCCGGCCGGCAGCAACGTCTTCGCCCTCTCCACCGGCGGCCGCATGTCCACCGCCGACCAGCGCTACTCCGCCGCTGCGGCCCTGGCCGCCGAACTCGCAGCAGAGGACAACCAGTGAACCGATCCGAAGCGGCCCTCCTGCTGGGCCACTGCGCCGCCTTCGACAACCGCACCGTCGGCAAGGCCGACGCCACCGCCTGGGCCGCCGCCCTTGGCGACATCCCCTACGACGACGACGCCCGCAACGCGGTCGCCCGCTTCTACGGCACCGCGCCGAGGAAGGAGGGCGAGAAGCTGTGGATCCAGCCCCACCACGTCCGCGCCGTCCGCCGCACCATCCGCTCCGAGCGGCTGGAGAACTTCCTCTACGAGCCCGCCGGCGACGAGACCCCCGCCCAGTACCTCCTCCGCCTCCGAGACCAGCAGGACGCCATCGCCTCCGGCCGCGTACCGCAGCCCGCCCGCCAGGCCATCAAGGGCGGCCCGCACCTGTCCGTGCTCCTCGCCATCGAAGGCGCCCGCATCGGCAACCCCGACGAGGACCAGGCCGTCGCCGCAGTCCGCCGCGCCGGACCCCTCGGCATCGTCTGCCCCCAGTGCGACGCCGCGATCGGCCGCCCCTGCCGCATGGCCGGCGGCACCGAGAAGCAGCCCCTGGGCAAGCCCCGGAAGAACCCGCACCCCGACCGGATCGCGGCCGCCACCGGCAAGCCGTACCCGACCGCCGAGGAACGGCGCCAGCAGGAAGAGCGCACACGGCAGATGTCCATCGCCGCGCTCGCCCGGCTCCAGGCCGACAACGAACTCCACGACGACGAACTCATCGAGCCCGAGCGCCAGGCCTCGTGACCGCGGCCAGGTACCCGGTCATCCGCTGCGACGGCCCCGACTGCGGCGCCGAGACCAGCCACCTGAACGCCACCACCTCCACCGAGGTCCGCCGCCTGACCGACTGGCACCAGCGCCCCGAAGGCCGCGACCTGTGCCCCGACTGCTGGAAGGCAGGACACCGATGACCAACGCCCCCATGCCCGCCGGACTCCGCACCGGCCGCCGAGCCCCGCACCCCGCGCGCGCCGTCCGCTGTCCCCACTGCGGCGCCGCCCCCGGAGACCGCTGCACCACCCGCGCCGGCCGCACCCGCGTCCAGCGCCTCGACCCCTGCGACGCCCGCCTCGCCGCCTGGGCGGACCGGGCCACCGCCACCGCCTGCTGCCCCACCTGCCAGAGCGCGCCCGGCTACGCCTGCCACAACGACGGGACCGCCAGCCCCGTACACGACGCCCGCTACACCGAAGCGAAGGGAAAGACCGCATGAGCCCCATGCCGCGACCGTGCCGCATCGACGGATGCCCGGACGCCGCCGCCCGACACAAGACCGCCTGCCACCGGCACCGCACCCGCATCCGCCGCTACGGCGACCCGCACTTCACCACCTGGACCGTCGCCGACGAGACCGACATCCAGATCGCCGTGGCCCGCCGCGAACTCCCGCCCGGGATGACCCGACTCGAACGACGCCTCGTCGGCGAGCAGCTCACCCGCCGCGGCGCCTCCGCCACCGAGATCGCCCGCATCGCCGGCGTCACCCCCCGCACCGTCGTCCGCTGGCGCACCACCGAACGAAAGGCCGCCTGATGAGCTCCGGCCAGTACATCCGCCGCTACTACGGCGTCGCCGTCCGACGCGGCATGGAGATCACCTTCGACGGCAAGCCTGCCAGGATCGTTGGCTACCGGGGCCAGTACCTGCGCGTCCGCACCCCCGAGTACACGCGCCCCGTCTCCATCCACCCCACCTGGCACGTCGTCTACCCGCCGCTGCCCGAGCCGGCCACCCCGCGCGGCTGGTGCAACTGGTGCGGCGAGGACCGGGCCCTGAACTCCGACGGCACCGTCCGCGCGCACGGCTTCCCCGGCCTCTGGCACGGCGAGGTCATCCCCTGCCAGGGAGCCGGCGAGCCGCCCACCCACCCGGTCCGCCACCGCACCCACCCCGGCCAGGACACCCCGTGACGCAGATGGTCGCCCCCGTCGATACCGGGGGCGACCACCCGAAGAGCAAACCACAGCCGAAGGAGAACTCCGTGTCCTACCCCGAACTCCGCACCCCGGAAGAGAAGCTCGCCGACGCCAAGGAGCGGCTCGCCATCCCGAGGATCGTCTGCATCTGCGGCAGCACCCGCTTCATGGCCCTCATGGCCGAGGCGGCGTGGCGCGAGACGACGGAGGGCAAGATCGTGGTCAAGCCCGAGGTCGACATGAAGGGCGCGCACCCGCTTTGGGCGGACCCCGCCGAGGCGGAAAGCCTCAAGACCGTCCTCGACGAACTGCACCGGGCGAAGCTGCGCCTGGCCGACGAAGTCCTCGTCGTCGGCCCGTACATCGGCGACTCCACTCGCGCCGAAATCCACTACGCCCGACGGCTCGGCAGGTCCGTCCGCTTCACGCACCCCGAGGTCGACCCGGACGCCGAGTCGTGAGCGACCCCGCCCTGCAGTCGTCGGCGCTCACCGACCGCGAACTGCTGGTCCTCCTACGGGCGGCCGACGGCGACACCTACGAGCGGATCGCCGCGGACCTGGCCATCACCCCGCACGCCGTCGGAAAGCTCGCGTCCCGGATGTTCCAGAAGCTCGGCGCCAAGTCCATGCCGAACGCGGTACTCCTCGCCTGCCACGCCGGCCACCTCGACGGACGCCGCCAGCACCACGGTGACCACAACGGCTACACCGCCCACATCCGACGCCGCGATCGGATCTGTGACCGATGCCGCGCGGGGGAGAAGGCCTACCGCGAGGAGAGGCGTCAAGCGCAGCAGGCCCACGAAGGGCCCCCAGTGCCCGTCTAAGGCGCGAACAGCACACCGATGCCCTCTCGGGCGTCGGGGTCCGCAAACGCCAGCGAGAGAGGCGGCAGGGCCGCGCATCCAACCTGAGCCGCAGGAGGCCCAGTTGACCGAGTTCCACTCCGAGCCGTGGCTGCCCGAAGAGCAGGCGTACAGCACTGACCCGCCACCGCCCAACAGCCGTGGCCACGGCAACCCCTACGCCTCGATCGACGAAGGCCGCGACATCGACACCGTGATCATCAAAGGAGGGTTGCTGTGACCGGCCAGCCCACCCCCGCCTCCGGCTCGGAGGCCGCCTCCGAGCGGCGGGTCCCCGCCTACCGCGCCGTCCGCGAGTACATCCAGACCTGGCCCCCCCGGCACGGCGGACCCCACCACCGTCACCCGCATCTGGCACGCCGTCGAGAAGGCGCTCGACGCCGTAGAAGGCGTCACCAGCCGGACGGCCCCGGCCCCCGACTGGACGCTCACCATCGGCCCCGGGCAGACCGCGACGGAGCCGGACAGCGCCGTCGGCAGCGGCCCGCGCCAGCTCCGCCCCTCACTCGCTGCACCGACCCAAGGAGCCCCGCCCGTGACGTCCCGCATCCGCGCCACTGACGTCGCCGGCCACCTCGCCAGCTCCAAGCACGCCCACTCCGAGGGCGGCACCACCTGGCAGCCCGGATATCGCTGCCGCCAGGACAGCCCCCGCACCGTGCGGGTCCTCCACGACGGGCACGACGAAGCCAGCCACCTCGCCGCCTACGCCGAGGACTTGAAGGCGCGCGGCTACACCGTCACCCCCGAACGGCCGACCGGCCGGCGGCCCCGCCTCCGCGTCACCCATCCCTGACCCACCCGCACCACTCGCACAGGAGAACTCGTGACCGATGACCTCGTCCGGTGCGTCAACTGCCGCCGAGCCCTCTGGGGAGACGAGCGCGCCGCCGGCTGCCGGGCCTGCCGGCGCTGCGAGGAGGACGCCGCCCGCGACCTCCGCGAGCTCCCCGGCCTGTTCCGGGGCGCCGACCAGACCAACGCCCTGATCAAAGGCGGCCGCACCGAAACCGGCGCCCGGCAGCCCTCCACCTCCTCCGCCCCCGTCAATCTCTTCGTGCTCAGCCTCACCGCCGTCGGCGGCGCCGTCACCACGCTCCAGGCCATTGAGGACTCCTGGCGGCGCGCGCTCGGCTGGTCCATGGGTCTCACCCGGCACCGCGCCGACATCGACGGCGCCACCAGCTTCCTCATCAACAACCTGCGCTGGGCCTGCGAGAACTACGACGAGGTCGCCCACGACCTCCGGACCATCGCCCGCACCCACGCCGCCCTCAGCAACATCCAGACCGGCCAGCGCGCGCCCCGGCTGTACTCCCTCAGCTGCTCCACCATCGACTGCGCTGGCCGGATGCGGGTCACCCTCTTCGATCCGCGCGCGACCTGCCCCGACTGCGGCCAGCTGTACGAGCGGCAGCAGCTCGACCAGCTCGACAGTGAGTTCGGCCCCAACCCCACCCGTACCGGCAAGGCCGCATGATGAAGCCCCCCGCTGCCTTGAGGCAGCGGGGGGCTTTCCGTCGTGTCGCCTCAGCTGACGAGGATGCCGTCGAGGTACTCCTGGACGGGTTCGAACAGGCCGTAAGGGACTCGCTCGGGGATCTCCCCATGCGACACCCACTCGACTTCGGCGATCTCTTCCGTGTCCCCGACGATCGCCACCCCCTCGATCAGCGAGCAGGCCGTGTACGACATGCTGCGCCCCGTCTTCGGGTGGACCCGCTCGCCGAGCAGCTTCACCGCCTCAACCGTGAGCCCGGTCTCCTCAAGGGTCTCCCGGACCGCTGCCTCTTCGGGCGACTCGCCGTGCTCGATGCCGCCAGCAGGGAACTGCCACGACAGCTCTCCCTCCTTCACGCGCCGTTTGATCATGAGCACGCGGCCATTGGCCACGATGATCGCGGCGGAGATACCCGGCTGATCAGTCGTCTCGGTCATGCAGCTACCCCCAGGGCGTCGAGGACGGGCCGGTAGATCCGGTCCGGCGAGATGAAGCGAGTCAGGCTGGTGATAGGAACCCATGCGACCTCGGCGTTCTCGGCTTGATCGAGATTCGAGGCCTCGCCCATCAGGTGGTCGCAGAGTAGATAGTCCGCTTGGACGCCGGTCGTGGGATGGAGACGGGAGCCGAGTGGCTGGCGCACCGTGCAGTGCACGCCCGTTTCCGCCCGAGTCTCTTGAACGGCCACCACCTCGGAGTCCGCCCCGGGCTTGACCACGCCGGCGGGGAACTGCCAGTGCAGGGCACCGCCGTCCCGACGCTGCACGAGGAGCACCTCCGCCTGGCGAACCACGATGGCAATCGCAACACGTAGGGCCTGGACGGCGGAGGCGTCAACGGGTGGGCGGACGAGGCGGGTGAAGCGAAGAAGCACGGGCGGCGGGGCTTTCTCGTAGACGGTGTCGAGCGCGGCCTGGATCTCTGGCCGCGGCACGATACCTGGCCGCGAGTGCCAGCCGGCCACAGTCTGCGGGTGCACCCCGAGGCGGTCGGCGAACTCCTCGCGGTTCATCCGGTGCGCGGCCTGCAGGTGACAGGCCAGCTCGCCCGTCCAGGTGTCGATAACCTCCACAATCGCGCCCCCTGGCGTCCCGTGTCCGGCGATCTATACAGGCACTGATCGTCTCCTGTGCGGCGGCTATACGGCAGCCTCTCGTCGGCCAGACCCTGGCCGACTTGACTCGAGGCATGCAGACAACGTCCTCACCGGCTGCGAGCAATAGCCTCCGCCCGAGACCCGGTGAACCCAAGGATCTCGCCGACCTGCTTCCAGGTGCGCCCCTCGTAGAGGGTCCACACCACATCCTTCTCGACGGCCTTAAGGCTGCGATCTTCCAGGGCAATCTCGGCGCGACGTGCGCGGGCGATACGGAAGCGCTCGGCCAGGTCTTCGACAGATGGCGGCGTGGCGGCGTCCTCGATAGGGGTGTCGGTCATGACCTCAGGGTAGAGCCGAAATCGGACGTCTTCAATGGGGGCGTTGACACGAAGCCCCGATGGGTCTTCAATGGGGTTATTGAAGGCGACGGCGCTCCACCGCCGGAGGGCTTCGAAGTGCCGCTCCACCGGCACGCCACAAACGAAAAACAGAACGGCCCCAGCACCGGGACTCCACTCCCAGGCCAGGGCCTCACCACGAGGAATCTCTGAAGGGTCCCCTCATGGATGTGCAACAGCTTAGCTCCACCGTGGCCGTGAACCAGGCGGTCATTTCCGCAGGGCCCCGTCTCGCCCCCGTGTTCGTTCAGGGGCAGCGGATCCTCATCGAGTGCCCGGCCTGGTGCACCGTCGACCACATCGCATCGGACGAGATTTCCCTCGCCGACGTGTGGCACGGCAGCGACTACGCCAACCTCTCCGCCCCGCGGATGGGCATGGACCCGGAACTCGTCCTCTTCGCCCGGCTCGGCATCGACTCCTACTCCTCCAAGCCGGAGCTGAGGGACTCGTTCGTCGTCATCGGTGACGGCGCCGAGGGCTACTACATGGCCCCCGACCAGGCCGACCAGTTCGCCGCCAACCTCGTCGCCTTCGCGGCGCAGATCCAGGCCATGGCCGACACGGCGCGGGGGGTGGCGTGATGGTGCAGATCCAGCTGTCCGCCGCCGGTCTGCTGCTCTCGGCGGCCGACCGCATCGACGCCAACCCGCACCTCACCGCGACGGCCGCCGTCAGTGCCGCCTTCCCCCGCGGCATCCTCACCATGACCGTCCGCGCCGAACTCGCCGGACTCCGCGAAGAACTCGCGGCGGCCGAGCGGTCGGAGCACGCCTCGGGACTCGCGGCCAGCTACCACGGCCGCCGCGACCGGGGCAGCGCCGCCCACCACGACGCCGCCCGGTACGCCAGCAGCACGAGCCAGCGGGCCACCGCCGCCCGCCGGGCCCTGCGAGAGGCCGAGTACGCGGCTGAGCGGCACATCGTCGCCGCCCTCGGCTTCGTCGGCCCGGTCGAAGTCGGTACCACCCGGGGTCAGCTGGCCGACCTGCTCCGGGCCGCCGCTTCCCTCGCTCGCTCCATCCGAACGGCGGCCGCGGCATGAGCGCCGCCCAGCCGTCGGGTCACAGCATCGTCGACCAGCCGGCCACGCCTTCCGCCTGCGCCCAGGACTACCGACCGCCGACCCAGGCCGCCGCCGCGCAGGCCGACACCCGCAACGCAGTCGGCGCCCTCGGGACCGGCCAGCAGCACACCCACCGATGACCGCGCTCCTTGCCCGCTGGCGGTGTCGTCACTGCGACACCTGGAACGGCATTCGACACGTCCTCCGCTGCCAGTGCTGCGGCACATTCCGCACCCGCTAATCCACCCGCCCGGCACGACCGCTAAGGAGCACCGGCATGCCCGGCTGGCACCCCAACATCGACGGACGAGGCATCACCCGTCACATCGAGCCTGACAGGTGGACCGATACCTGGACGGTCGAAGGGCTGACCGAGCAGCAGAAGCTGCGTAGCACGGCCACCCACGAGGCGGCGCACGCCGTCCTCATGAGCCTCGCCAGGGTGCCCGTCCTGTCGATCACTGTCTGCACCTACAGCGACCTCAAGTACTGCGATGCCGGAAGCATGGGGGCCGTCGACATCGGCCCCTACGACACCGACCTCCTCCAGCTGTGCCACGCCCTTGCCGCCGGCGAGCGCGCCGAGGAGTGCCTGCTCCGCGAGTCCGGCCTGTGGAGCGTCGACCGGGCCTGGACCGTCGAACGTCACGCCTCCAGCGACCGTCACGAGATCGCCACCGTCATCCGCAAGCACAGCAGCCAGATCCTCACCTACGGGCAGAGCGAGGACTGGAACGACCTCGCCACCATCCACCGCAACACCGACGCCACCATCGCCCGCCACTGGGCTCCGATCCGTGAACTCGCCGACGAACTGGTAGTTCACCGCCAGCTCACCGCCGAGCGAGTGCAGGACATCACCAAGATCCCCAACCCCGCCCCGCCCGCCTGACCACCGGAAGGACCATTCGCATGAGCCTCAACCTGATCGAAACCCCGTCCGAGGCCGAGGCGGCCTGGGCCGAGCACCAGGTCCGCCAGGGCATCGCCACCCGCTACTTCGACGCCCTCCACCGCGGCGACCGCGACGAGGCCGCCACCGTCTGGCTGGAGGCCGCCGACTACGACGAGGCGAACGCCGGCCTCAGCAGCAGCCTCCGCGACGAGCTCGACGGTACGTACCACCGCAGCGCCGCCTGATCCAGACCGTCGACTCCACGCACACCAGGAGGAATCGTGAAGCTCAACACGACCGGACTCCGCCGCTGGCGCCCGGACATCTTCGCCGTCGTCGAGAAGCTCCTCACCGCCGCAGCCCTGGCTCTGATGGCAGTCACCGTCGGGGGGCAGCTCGGCCAGATGATCGGCCTGCACGGCAAGGCAGCACTCGCCGTCGGCTGGTCGATCGCCATCGTCTACGACGCCCTCTGGATCGGGGCGCTGCGCATGTCCGAGGTCGCGATCCGGCAGCGGTCCAGGATCGGCATGGCCGTCATGCTCGGCACGTCGGCCGTCGCGATCAGCGTCTCCGTCGCGACTCTGCTCATCCTCGGGCACGCCAAGGTCTTCGCGTTCGTACCGGTTGCCGCCGCAGTGTTCATGGGACTGCGCCTGTTCGCCAGCAACGTGCTCGCCGACGGAGACACGGCCAACAGGATCGCCGAGCAGTCCGCCGCCGACCGCAACGCCCGAGCGCTGGCCGAGGCCGATGCCCGGCACCTGGCCTCCGAGGCCCGCACCGATGTCGTCACCGAGACCGCCGAGCACCTCGCCGAGATGAGCCGGCAGATCGCCCGCGCCGGGGTACTGACCGAAGCGCAGAAGAGGATCAGCAAGGCTCGAGCCGAGGCCGAGGCCGTGCTCCAGAAGGCCGACGCGGACCACGGCCAGCAGGCCTCCGAGTTCATGGCCCGCGAGCTGGTTCTCCTCGGGTCACGCCCGATGGTCACGACTGGTGGCCACGCCCCCGCCCAGCTGGGTGGTCACACCGTGGTCACACAGGTCACGCCGGAAATCGCGCCCGTGACCCCCCGCGGCGTGACCGCCCCCGAAACGGGGCTCGGAGAGGACGACGAGCTGGTCCCGGCCGAGGGCGCGATGACCCTCCAGGAACTCGCCGAGGCGGCTCACATCGAACTGCCTCAGCCGGGCGTGACCCTTTCCGACGAACAGCTCGACGTCGTCCTGCGCTGGCTCCGGTACGCCATGGAGCCGCCCCGCTCCTACCGGCAGGCGCAGGAGGCCTTCCGGAAGGCCGGCTACAAGGCCCGCGAGGAGCGCGTCCGCCGGATCTGGGGAGCCATCGAAACCCTCGAAGCCGAAGTCGCGATCCCGTAGCGGCTCCTCCGGCACCACCTGTGAGGCCCAGCGGCCCGCCCGCTGCTGGACCTCGCGGCGACTGCCGGAAGTGCCAGACGGAGTCGACAGCAGAGCGCAGGTCATTGAGCAGGTGAGTGAACCGGGGAGCGGAACCGCCGCAGACCCGGCAAGCAGACCCGGCAGACCGCCTGGGCTAACAGAGGCACAGCCTGACCGTCCAAGGAGGAAGCAGCGTGAACCACGACCATGAACGCGACTACATCGACCAGCGGTTCACCACCCTGACCGCAGGCGCGGGGTGGGAGCAGCCCGCGCCCACCCCCTACGGCCCGCCCGCCAAGGCCCCCATGACGGGGCAGGCCAAGGCCCTGATCGCGATGGCCGGGCTGGTCATCGTCGGGGGGAGCGCGGTCGGCGTCGCTGCCTTCAGCGCGTCGTCCGGGCAGGCCGAGGTGCGGGCGCAGGAACTTGCGCTGCAGGCCCAGCAGCTCGAGGTGGAGAGGGCCAAGGTGAACGCCCCGGACGCGAAAGCGGAGGAGCGGCGCATGGTCGGTTTCCAGGCGTGCATCGAGAAGGCCGGGATGGCCAAGGACGTCTGCGCGCAGGCGTTCCCGGCACCCGGCGGAGCGAGCCTCAACGGTCCCATCGGCGCCGTCAACGCATCCTCCGCTTCGAACATCAACCAGGGCGGCGGGTCCAGCATCACCAGCGCCCTCGTCATCGCGGGGATCGCGGCCGCCGGGATCACCTACATGGTCCGCAGGGCCAACAAGGGCGGTAACCCCGCGTAGTTTCCTTCCTTCCCTCCCTCCTCCCCGAAAGGCCCGTTCCTGTTTCCGCAGGGGTCTTGAACGGGCCTTTCGTCAAGGAGGGAGGGAAGGAAGGAAGTCACCGAAAGTGAGGAAAGTGCAGTGACGACACCCCCCGCACCGCCTCCGATGCCCACCCAGCCGCCCACGGTCGGGGCCCCGTCCTCCGTACCGGCCCCGACTCCGACGCCGCCCCCCGTCTCTGGGCCGGCCGTACCGACCGGGGGCGGGCTGCTCGCTCCGGTTACGCTCGCGCGCCCCACCCGGGACGCCTCCGGAGGGTCCGCCGCCTACGCCTCGCAGGGCGACAGCGCAGACGCGGACGGCAAGCCCGGCAAGGGCTCGAAGAACACGGCCAGCCCCGGTATGTGGAAGGGGATCGCCGCCTACATTGCGAACCGGCCGCAGCAGCAGATCAAGGTGCAGCACACGATCAGCGAGATCCGCGGGTCGTCCACCGACCGCAAGGTCAACCACGGGATCACGGAGAAGAAGGGCGCCACCTCCGATAGCAAGTCGAACCGCTCGGCGACCACCGCCCACGCCAGCAAGAGCGACAAGTCCGCCAAGGACCACAACACTCGCGACGCCAAGACCTCGGCGGCCAGCACCAAGGCCGACAAGAACAGCAACACCCGGGACGCGAAGACGTCGGACACCCGCAGCTCGGCGGACAAGAACAGCCGCGACGCGAAGACGGCAGACACCCGCACCAAGGCGGACAAGAACAGCAACACCCGGGACGCGAAGACGTCGGACACGCGCAGCTCGGCGGACAAGAGCAGCCGGGACGCGAAGACGGCCTCGGACCACAAGGACCACAACACCCACCAGCAGGCGGGCAAGACGTCGTCGGACACGCAGGACCGCACAGCCCGCGACGACAAGACCATCCGCAAGACGGACACCGGGCCTCAGCCGCCGGAGAGCAAGCCCACCGCCACGCAGCCGCCGCCGAAGGCACCAACCCCCGGCTCGGCCACGGCGCCCACGCCGGCCACGGCTGGGGACAAGCCGACGGCGGTGAAGCCGGGCCCCGCCGCCAACCAGCCGGAGCCCCAGCCCAGGCCCGGACCGGCTGCGCCGACTGGCCCCACCCCGACCGGCAAGCAGGGCAAGGCCAAGCTCCGCAAAGGCCCGTACACCGCGCAGCCCGCCCGCGAGGAAGGCTTCAAGGCCGGGGCGCAGCAGGCCGCCGTCGAAGCGGACACGGCCGCGTGGAAGGACGGCTACGCGGACGGTGAGCAGGCCATCCGCGACAAGGCCGCCCGCGACAAGCAGCAGATGGACGCCGCCCGCGACCGCACCCGAGGAGTTCCCGTGCCCGCCAAGCCCACCGCTCCGCCAGCCCCGCCGACACCCCCCGTCCCCACGTCCGCGTCGGGGGTGGCGCCCCTCGGGGCGACGGTGTCCGGTGACACCGTCCAGCTGTCCAACGGCAGCACGAAGACCCGCGGGGAGATCCGCACCCTGCGCTCCTTCACCCGGTTCCTGGACGGCAAACAGCAGCAGACCCACCAGATCACCGACCAGTGCAAGCAGGCCAAGGAGGTTTCCGCGGCCCGAGTCCAACAGATTCAGACCCTGGTCGAGCGGTGCCAGGACCCGAAGATCAAGGGCGGCAAGCACCTGATCGCCGCTCTCCAGAAGCTCCACGAGGCCACCGAGCTGCAGGCCCGCGAGGCCGAGAAGATGCACGGCAACGCGCAGCGGGGCATTGAAGCGCTGCGCACCCTCAACCACAACGCGAAGGCCCGCCACGGCGGCGTCTACAAGGCGGTTGCCGACTCTCCCGAAACCAGCCCCGCCGAACGCGCCTTCTACGCCCGATAGGGAGACACGCCCATGGCAGACACCACCTACCGCCAGCTGCGCGCGGACGTACAGCAGTTGGCCCGCTCGGTCGCCACCGACGGCGAGACGATCCGGCGGATCGGCCAGCGCGCCGACCAGAACGCCCAGGCCGTGGCCCGCGTCGCCGACGGCCTCGCGAACCTCGAAGTCGACACCCACACGACCGGCGAAGCCAAGGACACGGCGCGGGTCATGCGCGGTCTGTCCCAGGCAGCCATCGCCGCCGCGTCCGCCGCCGACAACGTGGCCGGCGCCGCCCGCGCCGCCGACGCCCAGGCACGGAAGTCCCATGAGGGTATCGACGAGCAGGTCGGCGCGATGACCGTCCCCATGGCCAAGGCCGTTTTCTACGAGCAGGAGTAGTCCCCCATGTCCGAGATCACCGTGACCCGCCGCCCCCACGTCGCCGACCAGGTCCCCGCGCTCGTCTCGGTGATAGCCCCGCCCGCGCTCGGCGCTCTGACCCCGCTTCTCGAACCGGGGCTCGCGGCCCTCACCGCCGCCGCCACGGTGTGCGGGAGCGCGGCGTTCGCCGCGCACTACGTGGGCCGGATCCCCGCGAACATCGTCAACGCCACGGGGATCCCGGACGTCCTGGCCACCCAGCGCTCCACCCTGCTGGGCTCCAGCCTCCTGACGTCCATGGCCGTCGTACCGGGGGCGTTCCTCGGCCCCGCCTACGCGGACGCCCTCATGGCTGGCTTCCTTGACCCCGCCACGGTGTCCGGCCTCGTCTCCGCCGCCTGGTGGTCGATGTGGGCTGGCCTCACCTGGAAGCTCCGTCCGGCCCTGGCCGCCCGCAAGGTCCGCGTCCCGGCCCCCACGCCGGGCGCGGGCCCGTCAGCCCCCTCGGGACCCGGCGGCCTGTACAAGATCTGGGCAGATCACATCTCGTGCGAGGGCGGCGAACACCCCGGCCAGCACCTCGTGGGTGTGACCGACGCCGGCGACCTGTGGGAGGGCATCATCGAAGCCCCCCAGGGCAAGGCCGTCAGCGTGTCCGCCGAGTCCGTCGGCTCGGCCTACCGGGTCCCCGCCGCGTCCGTCTCCTTCGCCCCCGGCCACCACCCCGGCGAGCAGTACGTGACCGTGCGCCGGACTCCGCCGGCGGAGCTGGACCCGACCACCATGGAAGGGATGTGGGCCCGCCTGGTCCGGCCGAAGGTCATGCCCGGCACCCACCTGAAAGACGCCCAGGTCGACCCCGCGACCGGCGGATGGGTCGCGTGGGTCGTCGCCGACGACGACGTCCCCGCCCTCCCCGTCCCCGACCGCAAGCTCCTCGCCGGCGCGCTGCGTTCCTCCATGACGCTCGTCGACTACCAGCCCCACGCGTCCGACCCGCGCAGGGGAAAGATTCGGATCATGGACAAGAACCCGCTCGAGGAGGGGGTCCCCTTCCCCGGGCCGCAGGCCCTGGTCCCCTCCGCCGCCGGGTACATCTCCATCGGCCGCGGAATCTCCGGACGCGTCGCCCGGCTCCAGCTCTTCGACCCGAGGCTCGGCGCGCAGCACATCTTCATCGCCGGCGTCACCGGATCCGGCAAGGGCGGCGTCGTCCAGATCATCGCGCTCGCCGCGCACCTCGCGGGGATGGCGATCATCTACGCCGACCCGAAGGGCTCCAGCAACCCCAACGTCGAGACCATGGCCGCGTACTCGGCCACCGGCACCGACGCAATCAAGGCCCTGCGCGTCTCCTACGCGCTTCTCCAGCACCGGGTGTCGGAGTCGCAGCGCCTCGGCCGGAAGAACTTCAAGGCCACCGGAGGCTGCCCCTGGGTCATGACCATCGTGGACGAAACCCACATGATCACCGACTCCTCCACCCCGGAGGGCAAGGAGGCCGTCTTCATCCTGGACAAGATCGCGGCCCTCGGCCGATCCCTCGGCATGACGCTGCTGATCGTCAATCAAGCCGTGAACGCGGACAAATTGGGGGGCAGCACGGCCCTACGCACCAACGTGATCCAGGGCGGCGCGATGGTCATGCTCCGCACCGACTCTGCCCAGTCCAACCTCATCACCGTGGACGGCTTCGAGGGCATCGACCCCGGAGCGATCCCCGCCGCCTGGTCCACCGAGGACGAACCCCTCGTCTGGTCCGACGACATCCCCATCAACGACCCCGCCCGCACCTTCGGACTCGGATACGTCGGCTCACCCGGCGAACCCGTCCAGATGATGCGGACCTGGATCCTGGAATCTGCGGCCCCCCATATCCGCCACGACCTCATCACCTGGCCGAAGGACTGGCCGGGATGGGACGACCGGCACGACATTGCCGAGACATCCCTCATGCCCGGGGACGACGAAGGTTCCGCGGGCGATGGCCCGAGTTGGGCCGGCGGCGGGTACGCGCCCCCGCCCGGCGGGGGATTCACCAAGGCGCCGGCGGACCCCAGCGCGGATGCCGCGGTCCTGGCCTGTCTGGACGAGGCGGAGGGCCTGGAAGTTTCCAAGGACGAGATCCGCACCCTCACCGGACTCAACGAGAAGACCCTCTCCAACGTCCTGACCGCCCTGGTCAAGACGGGCGGCATCGAACGCGTCAAGCCCGGCATCTACCGCAAGACCCCGTAGAAGGGAGTCAGGAACCGTGACCAGAATCCTCGCGCGTCCCACGCACCGCACGGGACTCTCCGACCCGCACCCCCGAGCCGTACTGGACCTGATCGGGCAGGTCGAAGAGGTGTACGCCACCGGTCCGACCGGCTACCGGGACCCCAGCGTTCGCCACACCCTGCGCACCGCCCGCGAGCTGATCATGCGCTACGGCTGGACCCGCGGAACTCTCTGTGACCGGCACGGCCTGTGCCTCCTCGGATCGGTCCAGGCCGCCGCCCTTGCCTACGACCCGGCCCTGTGGGCGAGGGAGGTACGGGCCGCCGAACTTCAGCTCATGACCGCGCTCAACACCCGAGACCCCCACGACCTGCCCCGCTTCAACAACGCCCAGACCTGGGCCGGTCCGGTGCTCGACCTCCTGATCCGCGCCGCACGCTGAACCAGCAGGGCCCCGGCAACCCATGGGCGCACGGGGCCCGGCTGCGCTTACATGAGGCCATGGACTCGACCGACTTTCAGGCGCCTTGCAACTGCGGCGCCTTGGGCGACCACCCGCGCAACGTGAACTGCGACCACCTCCCGATCGTCGAGATCGAAGTGACGGGCCGTCGCTCGGCGTGCCTCCAGGCGATGGGGATCCTGCGCGCCAGCTACTACGTGGAGATCGAGCACGAGTGGCAAGACCCCGAGACCGAGCGCTGGGTGTTCAAGCTCAGCGCCGTCGAGAACCTGTGGAAGACCACCCCGCCGTACCCGGAGGACAAGGCCGTCTAGCCGCCCAGCGGACCGCCGGCTCCGGGTCATCACCCGACAAGATCAGGAGCCCAACAGATGCCCGCAACCGTGTTCGCCGCCGTCTTCATCGCTCTCTACATCGCCCACAGCGTCGGGGACCACTGGGTCCAGACCTCCTGCCAGGCCGCCACCAAGGGGCAGCCCGGTTGGACCGGCCGGGCCGCATGCGCCCGCCACGTGATGACCCTGACCCTCACCAAGGCCGCCGTCCTCGCCCCCCTCGTGCTGCTCCTGGACATGCCCATCACCGCAGCCGGACTTGCGCTTGGGCTCGGCCTGGATGCCGCCTCGCACTACTGGGCCGACCGGCGGACCACGCTCGCCCGACTCGCCCGAACCTGCGGACTGGCCGAGTTCTACAGCCTCGGCACCTCCAGCCACCCGGCCCACCCCGTCACCGCCGACGGCGGGTACGCACCCACGCTCGGGACCGGGGCCTATGCCCTCGACCAGAGCTGGCACGTCCTGTGGCTCGGGATCGCCTCGCTCGCCATCGCTGCCCTGTAGATCGTGGCCATGGCGTCCGCGCCCACGGCGAGAACCTCCAGGCCCTGCCCCAGGCAGGGCCTGGAGCCGCCCAAGAGAGGAACGCCTCTACCCCTCGACGGCCACGCGAACGACCGGGGCCGGCTCCGTCGGCACGGCGCGGGCGACCCACCGGGAACCGCCGACCTGGGCAGGCGGCTGTGAGACCTCGACCTTCACTCCCAGTTCCGCGAGCCGGGCCAGCAAGGCCAGCCCCTCGGCGCAGGCCTCCGCCGAATCCGCGAGCACACCGAAGCGAAAGGACACCGGACCAGTCTGCCCGCAAGACGCGTCACAAAAGGCGCACTTGACACATGAGCAGGACCGAAGTCATGATCTGCTGTAGTAGACTAATCGCGTGCTCAGGCCGTCCCCCGGGATGGCCTTTCGTCGTTTCAGGGGGTGCGCGTGAACGCTCCTCAGCTGGTCACCGCCGCCGACGCGGCCGTCTACACCGGCCGATCCGTGGGCACCATCTGGCGCTGGGCCTCCGAAGGCCGCATCCACCGGTACGGACACGGCAAGGCCGTCCGCTACGACCTGCGCGAACTGCCCCGCAAGACGGTGGACTCGCGGACCGGCGAGACCGCCCTCGGCGACCCGCCCCCGCTGCCCGAAGGCGCCCGCGCCGCCTGACCGAGAGGGGCCTCGCTGTGGCGGACCTCGTCCTCAACATCGCCCTCGGGCGCCTCGCCCACTACGCTTCACTGCCCGCGGCGAACGACGCGCTCATCGCCGTCCCCCTCGAAACGAGCGGCCTCGTCGCGGACAGCACTATGCGGGACTACGACACCCTCGCAGCCCTCCTCGCCGGGGCCTCCAACGAGCAGGCCAGCATGGGCCGCAAGACCCTCGCATCGGTCACCGTGACGGTCGACGACGCCGACGAACGTGTCGAGATCGACGCGGCCGACATCGTGTGGACGGCGGCCGCCGGTAACCCGGTCAGCGCCATCGTCGTCTGCTACGACCCCGACACCACCGGCGGCACGGACGCCGACCTCGTCCCCCTCGGGAAGTTCGACTTCGTCGTCACCCCCGACGGCAGCGACATCACGGCGACTATCACCGACCTGTTCCGCGTCTCCTCCGGAGCCTGACCGTGCCCGGCCTGGACGAACTCGCCGACGGCTTCAACGACGGCACCCTCGACACCGCCGTCCGCTGGTCAGGAAGCTGCGGGGACCCCGACGAGACCGCCGGCCGCGCCCGAGTCCCGTGCACCACCGGGTTCGCCGGCCTGAAGTCCGCGAGCACCTACACGCTCACCGGCAACGGCGCCGCGCTACGGCTGTACGCCCCGACCCCCGACACCGCGACCACGTCCGCGGCCTCGGTCCTCGTCCTCAGCAGCGTCGGAGGCACCGACGCCGGCTTCATCGTTGACCCCGCGCAGAACGCCGTCGGCGTCTACCTCCGAGAGGGCTACGCGGACGGCGCCGCCGTCTTCCTCACCTACTCCGCCACCGACCACGCCTGGCTCCGGATCCGCGAGGACGCCGGCACCCTGCACTGGGAGACCAGCCCGGACGGCACGACCTGGACGACCCGCAGGACCGCCGCGACGCCCGCGTGGGCGGCGGACCCCGACCTCGCCTTCCTCGTCGAGGGACACCGCGACGCGGGAGCCGCCGACTTCATCGAGGTCGACTACTTCAACGTCCCGCCCGGCCAGACCCTGGCCCTCGGCACCGCCACGGTCACCGAGACCGCGCAGGCCCTCGGCCGGGCCAAGACGAAGGCCCTCGCCGCCGCCGCAGAAGCGGACACCGCCCAGGCCCTGACCGCGACCATCACCCGCCTGGACGTCACGCTCACCCTCAGCGCGCCCCGTACAGACTGGGAGGTCAGCGCACCATGGTGATCCCCGCCGGCACCCGGGAGTACCTCAGCGTCGCCGTGACCGCCCTGCCCGCTGGCACCGTCCTTACCGGCACGGTCGCCCCGCTTCGCCTTCCTCGCCGACAGCAACCGCGCCAACCCCGGCGCCGACGACTGGCTCACCGGCGAATGGGACGGCGCGACAACGGCCCGCATCCTCGTCGGCCCCGGCGGCGGCGCCGTCGCGCTCACCCGCGGCGACTGGCACGTCTGGATCAACATCGACCCGCCGTCCGTGGAGGCCGTCGTCAGGCGCGCGGGCACGCTCACCGTCACCTGAGACCGCGCGCCCCGGACCTCGCGGAGGTGGCAGCCGTGGCCAGCAACCCCCGCAACGGGCGGCGCTACCGGACCCTGTGCGCCGCGCAGCGAGCCCTCGCGCTCCCGTGCTGGATCTGCGGCCACGACATCCGGTACGACATCACCGGGCCGGAAGCCGGACGCGCCCGCTGGGCGTTCACCCTCGACCACCTCGTGCCGCTCTCCAAGGGGGGCGACCTCCTCGACCCGGCCAACGCCCGCTCCGCCCACCGGCGGTGCAACAGCGCGCGGGGGAACCGGCTCACCGTCCGCGTCCAAGGCACGTCACGAAGGTGGTGAGGCGCCTTGCTGTACGTCGTGACGGGCCCGCCCGCCGCGGGCAAGAGCTCGTGGATCGACGCCCACGCGGGCCGCAACGACATCGTCATCGACCTCGACCGGATCACCCTCGCACTGTCCGGGCCCGGGTCACCCAGCTGGAACCAGGACCCGATCCTGCGCAAAGTCGCCCTCCGGGCGCGCTTCGCCGCGATCGACGAGGGGGTCAAGCACCGCGACCAGGTCGACGTCTACCTGATCCACACCATGCCCTCCGCCAAGGCAGCCGCACGCTACAAGCGCCTCGCCGCCCGCATCGTGATCGTCGACCCCGGACAGGCGATCGTCATGCAGCGCGTGCGCGACATGCGGGACACCGGCATGGAGGCAGTCGCCGCCCGCTGGTACCGCCACCGCCGCCGAGCCGTCGGCGTGCCGGCACGCGTCCAGGCCTCGCGTTCTTGGTGACGTCCCAGACCCCCCTCCCTGCCCCACCCCCTGGCAGGGTCCACCCCCACACGCTCACCTCACTCATTGATCAACTTCAACGATTCGGAGCGTGAGCGACAGGGCACCCCCGGCCAGGGTGGGGGGCCCATGGCCCGCGAGGAATCGGAGGCGCCGGGCGACCCAAACCGCACTTGTCGCCCTGATTTTTGCGCGGCCGATTTGAAAGCCACTAATCACCCGGAACCTCGAACTCGGTAAATAGCGACTCTCCGTAGTCGATCACCCTCTGTGACATCGAGCGGCGGTGATCATGAGCGAGGTCGAGGCGGCCACCCGCGCAGAGATCACCGAACTCGGCGTCGCCGAAATAGCGCCCGGCCTCGCCGAGCTGGCGATCACCCTGGCCCGCCACCTCGACGAGACCGGCACCCCGACCAGCGCGGCCGTCGTCGGCCGCGAACTCAGAGCCACCCTCGACAAGCTGCGCCTCGTCGCGCCCGGCAAGGCGGAGGGGGATGGGCTCGATGACCTCGCTGCTCGACGTGCCCAACGGCGCGGCGCCTAGGCCGGTGCTCACTGGCAGTCAGCGGCCCCGGCTCTACGCGGCCCCGCCGTTCGTGTCCTCCTCGGGCCAGGAGGCCGCCGAGCTCGCCGCGATGGCGGGCCTCCAGCTCGACCCGTGGCAGAGGTACGTCCTCGACCAAGGCCTCGGCGAGCGGGCTGACGGCAGCTGGTCCGCGTTCGAGGTGGCGGTGAACGTCCCCCGCCAGAACGGCAAGGGCGGCGTCATCGAGGCCCGGGAACTGGCCGGGCTCTTCCTGCTGGGTGAGCAGCTGATCCTTCACAGCGCCCACGAGTTCAAGACCGCGATCGAGGCGTTCCGGCGGGTCACGGCCCTCGTCACGAACTGCGACACCCTGCGCAAGCGCGTCGCCCGGGTACGGCGGACGACCGGCGAGGAGTCCATCGAGCTCATCACCGGCCAGCGGCTCCGGTTCCTCGCCCGCTCGGGCGGCTCCGGCCGCGGCTTCTCCGGCGACTGCAACATCCTCGACGAAGCCATGATCCTCGGCGACGAGGCGGTGGGCGCGCTGATGCCCACCATGTCGGCCCGCCCCAACCCGCAGATCTGGTACCTCGGCTCCGCCGGGATCGGCGGGCCCTCGGTCCAGCTGGCCCGCCTGCGCGAGCGCGCGCTGGGAGCCATGGCGGGCGAACCCGACCCCTCCCTCGCGTACTTCGAGTGGTCGGTAGAGACGCACCTCGCGGAATGCCCCGCGGACTGCACCGCACACGACGACGCCGGGAACCCGGCGGCCTGGGCCCGAGCCAACCCGGCGATGGGATACCGGATCTCGGAGGAGCACGTGGAGCGCGAACGGCTGTCGATGTCCTCCCAGGTCTTCGCCCGCGAGCGCCTGGGCGCCGGCGACTATCCCTCCGACAAGGCGGAGACGTGGTCGGTCATCGGGCAGGACGCCTGGCGGGCCCTGACCGACGGCGAGTCGAAGCCCTCGGACCCCGTCGCCTTCTCGATCGACATGACCCCGGAGCGGTCCCACGCCGCGATCTGCGTGGCCGGCGCGTCGGGCAGCGCGGTGCACGTCGAGGTCGTCGACCACCGACCCGGCACCGGCTGGATCGTCGAACGTGCCGTTGACCTGCAAGAACGCTGGAACCCGTGCGCCTGGGTCGTGGACGGGGGAGGCCCGGCCGGAGCGCTTATCCCCGACCTGGAGCGGGCCGGGCTGAAGGTGACCGTCCCCAGGGTCCGCGAAGTCGCCCAGGCCTGCGGCCAGTTCTACGACGCCGTCACCGAGCAGACCCTCGTGCACCTCGACCAGGCGCCGCTCGCCGCCGCCCTGGCGGGCGCCCGGAAGCGCGACCTGGGCGAGGCCTGGGCCTGGGCCCGCCGCGGTGTCTCCGTCGACATCAGTCCGCTGGTCGCCGCGACCTTGGCGGCGTGGGGGCTGCGGACTCGGGTGGACGAGGAAGAGGAGCCGGAGCCGTGGGTCGCATATCTGTAAGCCGTGCCGCTCGGGCCCGCGCCGGAACGGCCGCCGGAGGCGCCCTGGTCGCCGTTGGCGCCGGGCTCGGCCTCGGCCTCGCGGTCGGCCTGGCCGTCGCGGGCGTCCTGCTCGTCGCCTACAACCTGCTCCTCGCCGACGTCGACCCGCCCCAGGGCAGCGGAAGGGGCCGGACGTGACCAATCTGTGGCGAGCGGCACGCAGCCGCCCCCAGGCCTCCGCCGAGCGGCAGATCAGCAGCCTCGAGGACTACATCAACTCGTTCCAGTTCGGAGGGAGCACCTACTACCCGTCTGGTGTCCAGCAGACGATGCCCGGCCAGGCCGCCGAGCCCGTTCCGTCCGACTTCCGGGGCTACGCGATCCGTGCGGCCACCAACGGCGTCCTCGCCGCCTGCCTGTCCGTCCGGCAAGACGTCTTCTCCTCCACCCGCTTCCAGTGGCAGCGGCTGAACAATGGCCGCCCGAGCGAGATGTTCGGGACCTCCGACCTGCAGCTGCTGGAGACGCCCTGGGTGGGCGGCACAACCCAGGATCTCCTCACCCGGGTCATCCAGGACGCGGACCTGGCCGGCAACAGCTACTGGGCCCGCGACGCGGACGAGCTGGTACGGATGCGCCCCGACTGGGTGCAGATCATCCTCGAACGCCGGACCGTGCGCGGGGGGACGCTGGGCTGGCGCCGACTCGGCTATCTCTACTGCGAGGGGGGTCCCGGCAGCGGTGCCGACCCGGTCCCCTTCCTCCCGGACGAGGTCGCCCACTTCGCGCCCCGGCCCGACCCTCTGGCCACCTACCGGGGGATGTCCTGGCTGACCCCGGTCATCCGGGAGACCACCAGCGACGGCCTCATGTCGGCGCACAAACAGCGCTTCTTCGAGAACGCGGCCACCCCGAACCTCGTCGTCCGCCTGGACCGCGAGGTCAGCCCCGAGGCGTTCGAGAAGTTCAAGGCCAGGATGGACACGGGCCACCGCGGCGCCGAGAACGCCTACAAGACGCTGTACCTGGGCGGCGGTGCTGACGTCACCGTGGTCGGCAACAGCTTCGCTCAGATGGACTTCAGCCGCGTCCAGGGCGCGGGGGAGACCCGCATCGCGGCCGCCGCCGGCGTACCGCCCGTCATCGTCGGCCTGTCCGAGGGCCTGGCGGCCGCCACTTACTCCAACTACAGCCAGGCCCGCCGCCGGTTCGCCGACGGCACGATCCACCCCCTGTGGGCCAACGCGGCCGGCTCCTTCTCCCACCTGGTCCGCCCGCCCGGCAGCGGCGGAAGCGGTGCCATCCGGCTCTGGTACGACCCCCGCGACGTCCCCTTCCTCCGGGAGGACCGCAAAGACGCGGCCGACATCACCTGGCGAAGGGCGCAGACCATCCGCGCCCTGGCCGACGCCGGGTTCACCCCCGCCTCCGCTGTGGCCGCCGTCGACTCCGAGGACTTCAGCCTCCTCGTCCACACCGGCTACTTCTCCGTCCAGCTCCAACCGCCGGGCTCCAACCTGCCGACGCCCCCGCCGGCGCCACCGACTGACGAGGAGGGCCCATGACGGGCACCGTGCACGCCGTCGCGCGCGACCTGACCCGGTCGGCGCCGTTCCGCTTCCGGGCGGCCGCCGAGCCCGACGACGGAGATGGACGAACCCTGTCCGGGTACGCCGCCGTCTTCGGCCGGGACACCGAGATCGACTCCTGGGAGGGCACCTTCACGGAGACGATCCGCAAGGGCGCCTTCCGCAAGACGATCCGCGAGAGCACCCCGGTCATGCAGTTCGACCACGGCCACCACCCGCTGATCGGCTCCATCCCCATCGGGGCGATCGAGGATCTCCGCGAGGACGACGAAGGCCTGTACGTACAGGCTCGCCTCTCGGAAAACTGGCTGATCGAGCCGGTACGGGAGGCCATCGCCAACCAGACCGTCACCGGCATGAGCTTCCGGTTCGAAGTCGTCCGGGACGAATGGCGGGACGCCGCGGGCAAGCTGGTCAAGCCCGAGGAGCTCATGGACCTCCTCTGGATGCCCGGAGACCGCGGCCCGCTCCGGCGCGAACTCGTCGAGCTGAAGTGCCGCGAACTCGGCCCGGTCGTCTTCCCGGCCTACGCCGGCACCTCGGTGTCCGTGCGCGCCCGGGGAATGGCCGACGAACTGGCCCGCAGCGGCGACATGACCCGGCAGATCCGCCAGTCCCTCGCCCGCGACGCCGCAGCGCCGACCGTGCCCGACGACCCGGACCTGCGCCGCGAGGTCGCCACCTCCCTCCTGTTCGGCCGCCCCGGAGACATCACCCGCGGGGAGCACCTCGTCGTCGACCTCAGCCCCGCGACCGACCCGGAGAAGCTCGCGGACACCGTCCGCGACACCCTCCGCCGCGTCCGCCAGAACGCCGCGCCGCCCACTCCAGGGCACCCGGCACACCAGACCACCACCCAAGGCGCGCCGCTCGAACGCGAGCACCCGCCTGCCCCCGGCACCTCTGACGCGCCGCCCTCCGATGGGCACCCGTCGACACCCGACACCACCAGGTCAGCACTCCTCCGAGAGCAGATCCGCGAGATCGCGGGACTCATGGCGGACAAGCTGGCGCCCATCGCAGAGGACAACTGATCATGGAGCTTTCCCACTCCCAGGCGGTGATCCGCCTCAAGGACATCCAGGCCGAACTCGAACGGCTCGGCGAGCAGCCCGAACTCACCTCCGCCGACGAGCAGGTCTTCGACGAGCTCACCCGCGAGTTCGCCGAGGTCGACGACCACCGCCGCCAGCTGGAGCGCAAGGCCGCCCTCGAGCGCGTCCGCTCGGCCACCACGGCCACCGAGCGCCGCCCGGCCGCCACCCGCATCGAGGGCGGCACCCCGACCTCGGCACGCGACGGCTACGACCTCGACCCGATCCTGCACCCCGACTCCGTCGAGGAGCAGCGCTTCCGCAACCCCTGGGACCTGTCCGAGGTCCGCACCTTCGGCCAGACCAAGGCCCAGGTCGCCCGCGAGCTGCGCGCCCGCTCCCTGTCGGCGATCGAGCGGATGAGCGGCGCCGACGACCGGGTACGCCAGGCCGCCTCCGTCATCATCGAGCGGTGGGACGACGGCGACTCCCGCCTCGCCAAGCTGTGCCTCGCCACCAGCTCCCCGGAGTACATGCGGGCCTGGTCCAAGTGCGCGTCCGGCAAGGGCCACATGATCACCCCCGAGGAGCAGCGCGCCCTCGAGCGGGCCATGAGCCTCACCGACAACGCGGGCGGCTACCTGGTGCCCTTCCAGCTGGACCCGACGGTGATCATCACCGCGAACGGATCCACCAACCCGCTGCGCGAGGCGGCCCGCAAGGTCGTCGCGACCGGCGACGTCTGGAACGGCGTCTCCTCGGGCGCTGTGTCCTGGAGCTGGGACGCCGAAGCCGCCGAGGTCTCCGACGACTCGACCACCTGGGCGCAGCCCACCGTGCCGGTCCACAAGGCCTCGGGGTTCGTGCCGATCTCGATCGAGGCGCTGGAGGACGAGGCCAACGTCACCCAGGAGGTCGCGCGCCTGCTCGCCTTCGGCAAGGACACCCTCGAATCCGCCGCCTTCATCACCGGCTCCGGCTCGGGTCAGCCCACCGGCCTGGTCACCGCCCTGGCCGGCGGCAGCAGCGAGGTCGCGCCCACCACGGTGGAGACGTTCGCGGCGGCCGACGTCTACAAGCTCGACAACGCCCTCCCGGCGCGCTACCGGGCCAACGCCTCCTGGGTCGCGAACCGGGCGGTCTACAACCTCATCCGTCAGTTCGACACCTCCGGTGGATCCCAGATGTGGGAGCGCATCGGTGCCGACGTCCCGCCGATGCTGGTGGGCCGCCCGGCTCTGGAGGCGGAGGACATGGACGGCACGTTCAGCGCCGCGGCCACCGCGAACAACTACCTCCTCGCCTACGGCGACCTGTCGGCCTTCGTGATCGCCGACAGGGTCGGGATGACCGTCGAGTTCATCCCGCACCTCTTCGCCACCGGCAACAACCGGCCCTCCGGCCAGCGCGGTTGGTTCGCGTACTACCGCGTCGGCTCCGATGTGGTGAACGATTCTGCGGTTCGCCTGCTCAATGTTGCCACTACGGCCTAGCTCGTTATGGCAACGCCCATGCCTTGAGGAAGCTAACTTCAAGGCATGGGACGCAAGGGCAACGAACCGTGCTCCATCGACGGTTGTGACAAGCGAGAGCTCGCCCGGCGGATGTGCTCCATGCACTACACCCGCTGGCAGAAGACTGGCTCTCCGGGGGAGGCGGAGTATCGACGGGCTCCGAACGGAACGAACGGCGAATGCTCAGTGGATGGCTGCGAGGCGGCGGCGCATGCGCGCACGTACTGCCCAGCCCACTGGAATCGCTGGAGACTGTACGGGGACCCTCTGGGCTCGGCTCCGCCCCGACCGCAAAAGACCCTCGACGAGGTTCGGCAACGCCTGCTCCGTGGAGACTTCAGCGGGGGGACGGAGGACCCCCGGGGCTATCGGTACCACACCCTGCGTAGGGGCCAGCGGTACGCGGAGCACCGGCTCGTAATGGAAGCGCACCTCGGCCGTGAGCTGGACAAAGAAGAGAACGTGCACCACAAGAACGGAGTCCGCTCCGACAACCGGATCGAGAACCTGGAGCTCTGGACTCGGTCACAGCCATCGGGGCAGAGGGTCACGGACAAGGTGGCGTGGGCTCGTGAGCTTCTCGCCAGATATGCGGATCTGCCGCCCGAAGCGGCGTAACCAGAAGAGCAATTCGAAGGGCCGGGGGGTGTCCCCCGGCCCTTCGTGCTGGAGAGAAGGAGTCATGACGATCAAGCGCAGCAAGGCCTCGTTCGCCGTCTCGGTGAATGGTGTGCCCCGCGTGGTCCCGGCCGGGCAGCTGGTGGACGCCTCGGACCCGGTCATCAAGGGCCGCGAGACGCTCTTCGAGGACGCCGAGGCATACGTCTACGACCGGACCCCACAGGTCGAGCGGGCCACGGCCGAGCCCGGCGAACGGCGGTCCCTGACCGGCCGGAAGACGGCCGCGAGGAAGGCGGCCACCTCCAAGCCCGCGCCGACTGAGAAGCCGCAGGAGAGCGCGGAGACGCAGGCCGAAGGCGAGCCGCAGGGGGCCGCCGAGACCGAGGAGGCGCAGTCATGAGGCGGAGCCTCTTCAACACGCTGGTCGCGCGGTCCACGATCGCCCCGGCGCTCCACGCTGCCACGGTGACCGGCACGACGGTGGACCTGCTGCTCCACGGTGACGCGGCCCGTTCGGCGATGGTCGTCGTCAATGCCGGCGTCGTCACTGACGGCACCCACACCATCCAGGTCCAGGACTCGCCGAACGGCACCGACTGGACGGCCGTCGCGGACGAGTTCCTCCAGGGCACCGAGCCCGCGATCACCTCGGCGAACGACGACCGCGTCCACGAGATCGGCTACACCGGGCAGCAGCGGTACCTCCGGGTCGTCTCGACGGTCACGGGCACCCCCTCCACGGGAGGCCTCTACGCGGTCGACGTGCTGCTCGGCTGGCCGCGGCGCATGCCTCCGACCAGGTCGTGAGGGGGTGAGCGATGCCGTTCGACCTCGGTGACACCGTCCGCCTGCGGGCCGAATGCCGGAACCCGGGCGGCACGCTCACCAACGCGGCCACCGTCGCCCTCACCGTCACCCTGCCGGACGGCACGACCGCCACGCCGAGCGTGACGAACCCGCCGGGCAGCGATGGCGAGTACCAAGTCGACTACCCAACCACCCAGGCAGGACGGCACGGAGCCCGCTGGGTCTTCGGTACCCCGGCCGCCGCGTACACCGACATGTTCGACGTGCGCGCCGCCGTACCGCCGCTGATCCTCAGCCTGGCCGACGGCCGCCGCCACCTGCAGATCCCGGCCGGCGACACGTCCGCGGACGAGCAGCTGCGCGAGTGGCTGGAGTCCGTCACCGAGCTCGTCGAGGGGCTCTGCGGGCCGTGCGTCCGCCGGACCGTCGTCGAGGACCACACCATCGGACGCGGGGGCGCCGCCGGGGTTGCCCTGCGCCGTACTCCCGTTCTTTCCGTCACCTCGGCCGCCGTGGTGCAGACCGGGGGAGAGTCCTACGCGGCCGTCAGCCTGGACGTCGACAGCAACGGCGTCCTCCGCCGTCTGGACGGCGGGCGGCTCTACGGGCCGCTCCTGCGCGTCACCTACGTCGCAGGCCGGACGATCGTGCCGGCGAACCTGTCCTCCGCGGCGCGCATCATCCTGCAGCACCTCTGGCGGACCCAGTACGGGGCGTCGCGCGCGCTGTCCGGCCTCGGCGGCGGCGAGGACTTCGCGGTCACCGAGCCGATCGCTGGATTCGGGTACGCGATCCCGAACCGGGCGCTGCAGCTGATGGAGCCGCACCGGCTCCCGCCGGGGGTGGCGTGATGGCCACCTCCGCCGTGCCCGCCGCAGTCGATGCCCTGCTCGCGATCCTGCAGGCCGCGCCCGGCCTCACCGGGGTACGGATCGTGGACGGCCCGCCCACCAACAACCTCACCGCCTCGGACTGCCTGTTCGTCGGCTACCAGCCCGGCGCCGACAGTGTCGTGAGCATCGCCCAGGACTTCAACGCTGCGGGCGCCCGGACCCGCGACGAGAACTTCGACGTCTCCGGCTACATCGAGACCCGGGCCGGCGGCAGCGACATGGGCGCCCGGCGCCGCCGGTGCTTCGAGATCGCGGGAGAGCTGGAGAACGCCCTGCGCGCGACACCGGCCGCCCCCCAGGCGCCGACCCTGAACGGCGCCGTCCTGTGGGCTCACCTGACCACGGGCGACCTCTTCCAGATCCAGTCGGACGGCGTGCTGGCCGGCCTCGCCTTCACGGTCCGCTGTCGGGCCCGCATCTGAACACAAGGAGCAGCACATGGCCAAGGTCCGCTTCATCGGGCCCTCCACCGTTACGGTCCCCGAGCTTGGCCGCACCGTCGAGCCGGACGAGGTCGTCGAGGTGCCGGACGCCCGCTATGACGGCTACGTCTGCCAGCCCGTGAACTGGGAGCCCGTCGAGGAACCCAAGACCGCCCCGGCGAAGGCCGCGGCCAAGACCGTGAAGGGTGACGACTGATGGCGATCGGATCCGGCCTCGGCGGCCAGCTCGGCATCGTCGCCGAGTCCACCTACGGCACCTTCGTGGCGCCCACGCGCTTCCTCGAGTTCACGAAGGAGAGCCTGGTCCTCAAGAAGACGACGGCCCAGTCCGCCGGCGTGGCGGCCGGGCGCCTCATGGCGCTGTCGGCGCGGCGCGTCCTCACCCAGAAGGAGGTGTCGGGGTCTGTCGACCTGGAGGTCACCAACACCGGGATGGGCCTCCTGCTGCAGGCCCTGATGGGCACCACGGTCTCCCCGGTCCAGCAGGCCGCGACGATCGCCTATCTGCAGACGCACACCCTGGCCGACAGCTTCGGGAAGTTCCTGACGATCCAGAAGGGCGTGCCGCTGACGACCGGCACGGTCACCGACAAGTCGTTCACCGGCTGCAAGGTCACTTCGGCGGAGTTCTCGTGCGAGGTCGGCGGCATGCTTATGTCGTCGTGGGAGATCGACGGCCGGGACTGCTCGGAGGCCCAGACGCTCGCGTCCGCGTCCTACCCGTTGCGGAACCCGTTCCACTTCGGGCAGCTGGCCATCCGGGCGGGGACGTTCGCCTCGGAGACGGCGCTCGACGGCGTGCGGAAGTTCAGCGTCAAGATCGAGCGGCCGATGGCGACCGATCGTTTCTACGCGGGGGCCTCCGGGCTGAAGGCGCAGCCGATTTCGAATGACCTGGTCAAGGTGACGGGAACGGTCGAGACCGACTACGTCGCCACCACCCTCGACGACCTGCACACCTCGGACGCGGCGACGTCGCTGGTCATCGAGTTCATCGGCCCGAACATCGCCAGCACCTACTTCGAGACCTTCAGGATCGTCCTCCCCGCCATCAAGATCGACGAGGCGCCGCCGACCATCGACGGCTTCGAGGTCATCAAGCCGTCGTACCAGTTCACCGCCCTCTTCGACGGCACGAACCCGGTGGCCATCGAGTACATGTCGACCGACACCGCGGTGTGACGTGACCGGCGACATCCGGATCCTCAACACGGGCGCTCTGCTGGAACTCTCCCGGCGGATGCGGGCGATCAACGAGGAAGCGGTCCGGTCCTCCATGCACCGGCGTATCCGCCGGGCCGCCGAACCCCTGCGCAACGACCTGCAGCGCACCGTCCGCTCCCTGCCCATCCGCAGTACGGGCGCCGCGGGCAGAGGCGGCCCCTCACCGACGACCCGCCCCCTGCGCGCGACCATCGCGGCGGCCATCCGCCTGTCCGTGCGCACCACGGGCAACCCCGGCGCGCGGGTCTGGATCGACCGGGCCGCGCTCCCGCCGGATCTCCGGGGGATGCCCAAGGTCATGAACACCGGCCGGATCCGTCACCCCGTGTACGGCAACCGCCGCAGGTGGGCGACCCAGACCACGACGCCTCTGTGGTGGGAGCAGACCATCCGCCGCCACCGGCCCCGCATGGAGCGCGAGGTCGAGCGGATCCTCGGCGACATCCGCCGACGCATCGACTAGACAGGACCGGACATTGATCATCGTGTACCGCCCCGATGACGACGGGGAAGAGCAGCACTTCGACATGCGGTCCGTCCGCACCTCGGAGGCGCAGATCGTCGAGCGCACCACCGACATGAAGTGGGGCGAGATCAAACTCGGCGTCCGCGACGATGAGCCGACCGCCCTGCGCGGAATCGTCTGGGTGCTCATGAAGCGGGGGCAGCCCTCGCTCCGCTGGAGCGAGTTCGACCCGCCGGTCGACTCCCTCACCTCCCGGTTCGACGCCCGCGAGGTGGCCTCCTACGCCGCCGAGATCGTCAAGCTGCCCGAGGGCCAGCGCGCGCAGGCGGTCGCGGAACTCAAGGCCTACGCCCTCGACGAGGCCCTCGTCGAGGGCGCCCTGAAGGACGCCGCGGAGCCCCCAAAAGAGACCGTGGAGACCTCGGCCGCCTCCGGCTGAGGTACATCGGGCTCTTCGCCCACCTGCTCCACCTCGGCCCCCGGGACATCGACGACCTGACCGTCGAAGAGTTCGAAGTCCTCTGCGACTGGATCGACGACCACCTCTCCCAGGCGAAGGCGGTGGCGGCCGATGGCTGAGCGGATGGCCTTCATCCTCGACGGGAACGACCAGCTCTCTCCCGTCTTCCGCCGCATCGGCGAGTCCGCCGACCACTTCCACCGGCGCATCAACGACGCCGTCGAGGCCAGCGGCGGCGAGCTGCGGGCGTTCACCCGCGGCGCCGGCGGCCAGCTCCAGGAGCTGGGCGGGAACCTCACCTCGGCGGGCCAGGCCGCTGAGGCGCTGGGGCAGCAGGCGAGCGCCGCCGCTCCGGAGGTCGGCGCGATCGGCGCCGCGGCGGACGACGCCAACGAGAGCGTCGCCCAGTTCACCCGCGACTCCAACGGGAGGATCCGCGACCTGCGCGGCCGCTTCGTGACGGCGGCGGCCGCCGCCGAACAGCTCGCGCAGGCGTCGGCGCAGGCGAGCCCCGAGGTCCGGGACGTCGGCACCGCGGCCTCCTCATCGAGCGAGAGCACCTCGCGCCTCGGCGGGAACGCGCGCCGGACAGCGCCGCGACTGGCCGAGCTGGGATCCGCCGCTGGCGACGCCGCCGTCGCGGTCGGCAGCAAGGGCGGCGGCCTGGGCGGGGCCATGGGGGTCGTCGCCGCCATCGCGGGCCTGTCCCTGCTCCCCGCGCTCGGCGCGCTCGTGCCCATGCTCGTGGGCGGCGCGGCAGCGGCCGGCACCCTCAAGCTCGGCTTCTCCGGGATCCCCGAGGCCATGGAGGCGGCGGGGAAGGGGAAGAAGGAGTACGCCGCCGCGCTCAAGGGTCTGACCCCCGAGGCGCGGGCCTTCACCAAGGAACTCGTCTCCACCAAGCGTGAGTTCGCGGGGCTCGGAGACCGGATCCAGAAGGTGATGCTGCCGGGCTTCACCACCGCCGTGAAGGAAGCCGGCCCCTTGGTCGACATCCTGGGCGACTCCATGGTCCGGATGGGCAAGGGGTTCGGTGACGCGGCGGCCGGAGCCGGCCGGCTGATGAAGGACAGCGGGTTCAAGAAGGACTTCTCCACCGTCCTTCAGCTGGGAAACGTCTTCGTCCGTGACCTGACGGGCGGGCTCGGCGGTCTGGCGCGCGGCTTCCTCCAGTTCGGCGCCGCCAGCGGCCCCACCCTGAAGTCGCTTTCCAGCGGGATCTCCGACCTGCTGGGCAAGGGCCTGCCCGGCATGTTCCAGGGGCTGGAGCGCGGGATCGGGGGATCCTCGAAGTTCCTCGACGGCCTCTTCGGGATGATCAACCAGATCCTTCCGGCGATCGGCCGCCTTTCGGGCGAAGTCGCCCGCACCTTCGGCCCGTTCCTCGGCGAACAGATGACGCTCTTCGGGAAAGTCGCGACGAACGCGCTGGACGCCCTGGCCATCGGCGCCCGGCTGCTCAAGCCGGTCTTCGACGACCTGACCTTCGGGCTCAAGGCGCTCATGATCGTCGGCGGCATCATGGCCGACAGCTTCAAGGCCGCCGGCCGGGCCATCGTCAACGCCTTCCTCCCCTCCCTGGCCGGGGTCAAGGACGCCCAAGGACCACTGCAGCGACTGCACCGCTGGGTCGAGGAGAACAAGATCCAGTTCATGGAGCTGGGCCGCCAGGGCGCCAACGCCATGATCACGATCACCGAAGGCGCGCTCAACATGCTGCCCGAGGTCATCCGGGGCTTCCGCTACCTGGCCATGATCACCCTCGGGGTCCTGGACGGAATCCTCGGCGGCGCCATCGCCGCGTTCGGCTGGATCCCCGGCCTCGGCCCCAAACTGCAGAACGCCGGCCGCGACTTCGACCAGTTCAAGCAGACGTTCGTCGCCGGCCTCCAGGTCGCGGAGAACCAGACCCGGGCCTTCTCCAACTCGGTCCTCCCGCGCCTGCGGGAGAACCGCCTCCAGATGAACATCTCCAGCTGGCAGGCCCAGATCGCCCAGGCCAACCGCGACCTCAAGACGGTGCCCCCGGAGAAGCGCGCCGCGATCCTCGCGAACAAGGCCGACCTCGAACGGAAGGTCGCCGGGGCCAAGTCCGACCTCAAGTCCATCAGGGACGAGACCGTCTACATCAACGTCATCCGCAAGCTCGCCACGGTCGCGCCCATCTTCGGCTACCTCCCCGGCTTCGCCACGGGCGGCCTGATCCGGGGCCCCGGAACCAGCACCTCGGACAGCGTGCCCCGCATGCTCTCCGACGGCGAGTACGTAGTGCGCGCGGCCGCCGTAGACCGGGTCGGCATCGGCTTCCTCGACGCCCTCAACGAAGGACGTCCGGGAGCGCCCGCCCTCGGCCGCAGCGTCGGAGCCCTGGCCGCGGCGCCCCGCCCCGCAGCCGCCTCCGGCATGCAGGTCAACGTCACCGTCAACGGAGCCCTCGACCCCCTGTCGACGGCGCAGCAGATCCGGAAAATCCTCCGGGAACTCCAGCGGAACTACGGCCTGGCCGAGGGGGTGATCATGGCGTGAGCGGCATGAGGATGGTGCTCCGCGTCGCCTTCGGATTCGCGCCCACCGCCCTCTCCGTCGACTGGACCGACATCACCTCCTACGTCGACCTGAGCGCCGGGATCCGGATCACGCGCGGCGCCTCGGACGAGCTGTCGCAGACCCAGCCCAGCACCATGAGCCTCGCCCTCGACAACCTGGACGGGCGGTTCTCGGCCGGGCTGGCCACCTCCCCCTACTACCCGTTCGTCCGGCCCAACTGCCCGATCCAGTACGGCATCGTCACGGCCGAGAAGAATCTGATCCGGATCCCCAGCTTCGAGACCGACCCCGACACCGTCTGGCTCCCGTCCTCGGCCGGCCTCACCGCTTGGGGCCAGGACGCCACCCGCGCGCACTCCGGCTCCTGGTCGAACCTCGTGGAGTGGGTCGCCTCCGGCACCGGGGGAGGGCTGCAGCAGACTGTCCACGGGCTGGAGATCGGCAAGACGTACACGCTCTCCGGCTACGTCTGGGTCCCCACCGGGGACCCGTCCGTGCGCTGGCGCCTGGTCGGCGGCTCCGCCGGCACGGCCTCGGCCACCACCAACGCCTGGGAACGGATCTCCCTCAGCTTCACCGCGACCTCCGGGACCCACATCGTCGAGCTGACCACCTCCGTGACCTCCCCGGTCCTCGGCGACAAGGTCTGGCTCGACGACGTCCAAGTCGAAGAGGGCGCCTCCGCCACCACGTTCGACAGCGCCGGGGCCGAGGTCCACTGGCGCTTCTACGGAACCGTCAACGACTGGGGGTCCTCCTGGAGGGGTCTGCAGTCGGAGGTGTCGCTCACCGCCACCGACCTCTTCAAGTACCTGGCCCGCCTGCCCCAGCTCAGCTCGCTCCTCACCGAGGAGATCCAGCTCGCCGACCCCACGATCTACTACCCGCTGACCGAGCCGTCGACCTCCGCATCCGCCGGCGACCTGGCCGGCGACGGTGCCGGATCCCTCGTCCCCGTCCAGGTCGGCTCGGGCGGGACCCTCACCTTCGGCGAGCAGCAGGGCCCCGCAGCGACGGCACAGACCGCCCTCAAGCTCGCACCGGCGGGCGCCGCCAACGGTCTGCGGCTGGACGCCGACATGGGCGCCACCGCCGAGACCGAGACCACCAACGACTACATCACCTTCGAATGCTGGTTCCAGACCACCGTGGCCAGCCGCCGCCTCCTCGCCTTCCGCAGCCAGACCTCACAGCATCAGCTGGTCTTCACCCTCAACGGCTCCGGCTACCTCACGATCGAGCACACCAACGTCGGCGGCACCCGGACCGCCACGGTGGTCACCGCGGTCAACCTCGCCAACGGGGCCTGGCACCACTTCGTCTACGACGAGCTCACCCAGGTGGTCTACATCGACGGCGGCGCCCCGATCGCGGTCAGCATCACCCTCATGATCGCCCTGCGCTACTGCGCCATCGGCGGCTTCCCGGACCAGCTCTGGGACGGGTCCGTCGCCCACGCCGCGATGTATACCGGCAACTTCCCGCCCGTCCTGCTCGCCGCGCACTATGCCGCGGGCAGCACCGGCTTCGCGGGCGAGGGCTCCGAGTACCGGATCCTGCGGCTCGCCGGGTACGCCGGGATCGCGGCCGTCGACCCCATCGGCACCTTCTCGCCCGTGGCCTCCCAAGGCGAGGGCGGCTCCAGCGCCCTGGAGATGATGCGCGTCGTCGAGAGCACCGAGGGCGGCCGGCTCGCTAGCCACCGCGACGGCCACGCCGTCCTGTTCCAGAGCCGCACGGTCCGCTACAACGCCCCGGTCTCCGTCACCCTGCAGTACGCCGACCTGGAGACCGACGACGTCAGCGTGCCCGTGGACGACCAGAAGCTCGTCAACCAGCTCAAGGCCTCAAGGCCCGGCGGCGCGACTCAGCGCGTCGTCGCCCAAGCCTCCGTCACCGCCTTCGGCCCGTACCCGAAGGACGTCACGATCCTCAAGACCTCGGACGCCGAGGTCATCGACGCCGCCTGGTGGTCCGTATCCCGCTACGCCGTACCGCAGCCCGAGCTCAGGGAGGTACCGGTCCGGGCGTACAGCATGCCGCTGGCCACCTACCGGACGCTCCTCGACGCGGACATCAGCAGCGTGATCGAGATGACCGACATGCCCGACGAGGCGGAGGCGCCCACCATCTCGGCGACGGTCGAGGGCTACGCCGAGCAGATCGGCCAGGAGTCCCACCTGATCACCTTTCACACGTCCCGGACCAACACCGACGCCGTCTGGGTGCTCAACGACACGACGAACTCCGTCCTCGGCTCCACCACCCGGCTCGCCTACTAGGAGGTGCCGTGAAGCAGATCCCCGTCCTGCGGGCCGAACTCTTCTACCTCCCGCCGCCGGGCAAGAAGCCGGACGCCTGGGCCGGTGTGCCGCCCGCCGAGCTGGTGTGGCGCTGGTACGAACACAAGGCCCAGCGCCGCGTCCGGCCCCCGGAAGGGATGCTCCTCGGGCAGAGCATCCACGCGCGCATCAACCACGGCCGCTGGGTGGCCGACTGCGTGTGCGGCAGCGCCCAGGTCGTCACCCCGGCCGACCCGCGGTTCGCCTGCCCGGAGTGCGGCTACGGCTGGGCCAGGGTGCTCTTCCCGCCGAAGCCGGCCGCCGCGGAGGCCGAGGTGGCGGACCGCGCTCCGCACGAGCGGAACTGGTGGGCGGACGACGACCCTTCCTGGGACCGCCCCGCCAAGCACGAGCGGGCTGCGGAGAAGGCGCCCCGCCCGATCCCCGGCGATCCCCGGCCGCAGCCCGCGCCGGTGGAGGAGCAGCTTCCCGGGAGGCGTGACTGATGGCCGTTGTCACTCCCCGGACCTGGGTCGTTGGCGAAGTCGTCACCGCGGCCTACATGAACGCCGAGATCCGCGACCAGTTCACCCCGCTCGTCGGGCTGTTCGCCTGCACCCAGGTGGTCAATTCCTCCTTCTCCCTCGGCAGCCACGCATCGAACTACACGGCGCTCAGCTACAGCGCCATCAGCAGCTCGAACAACACCTCGATGTGGAACATCTCGAACCCGACTCGCCTCGTCGCCCCACGCGCCGGGACGTACATCGTGCACGGCGGCATCTCTTGGCCGTCGGGACTCAGCACGAACGACGCGCGCGCGGAATGGCGGCTCAACGGCTCCGGCTCCGCCACGGCCACCGCCCGCGTGACGACCCAGGTGGAGTCGTCCGGCAACTGCCAAGCCGTCGCATCGGGAGTCCTGATCTTCACGGCGGCCAGCCAGTACGCCGAGGTCCACGCCAACCAGAACTCCGGCGGCTCCCTCAGCCTCAACGTGACCATGGGCATGACCTGCGTCTCCCAGGCCACCAGCTGACCCCGGCCCCTCAGCCCTGACCCTCCAGCCCCGGGCCCGTCAGCCCGGGGCTTCCCCATGCCCTGGAGCACACATGGATCTCGTCCGCAGATCGGCATACGGCCTGCCCGCCGCGTCTCCCGCCGCCTACATCGCCAGCACCGAGGGCACGAAGGTGCACTACCTCGGCAGCGAATACTCCAGCCGCCGACACGACCTGTGCGACGACTACGTCCGCGCGATCCGCGCCTCCCACCTCGCGAACACCGAGGAGGGCTACGTCGACATCGCCTACAACGCGGTCGTCTGCGAGCACGGGAGCATCTACGAGGGCCGGGGCCCGAACCACCGCAGCGGTGCGAACGGGACCGCGGTGCTCAACACCCGGCACTACTCGGTGTGCGCCCTCGTGGCGAAGGCCGGCGGCGGCCTGGACACCCCGACGGACGCCCAGCTCCACGGCCTCCGTGACGCCATCGAGTGGTTCCGCGCCGAAGGCGAGGCGGGCGACTACATCGGCGGCCACCGCGACGGATACGCCACCACCTGCCCCGGCGACCCGCTGTACGACTGGGTCCGCCGCGGCGCCCCCCGACCCGGCGCCACCCCGCCGCAGACCCAGCGGATCGTGGACCTGTCCCGCCTCATCTCCGCCGCCTCCGTCGACCCGCCCAAGGCAGGGACCCCCGTCAGCTACGCGGGCGTCCGGACCGTCGAGGACGCCCTCGTGGCCGAAGGCCTCCTCGCCGCCAGCCTCGCCGACGGCCACTTCGGCACCGCCACCATCCGCGCGTACAAGGCTTGGCAGCTCCGGCTCGGCTTCACCGGCAGCGACGCGGACGGCATCCCCGGCATGAAGTCCCTCACGAGCCTCGGCCGGAAGCGCGGCTTCACCGCCGTTGCCTGACCTCACAGAAAAGGATCACCATGCGCATCTTCGGACGCGAGCCCGCGCTCGTCATCGCGACCTTCAGCGCCGCGCTCAGCCTGCTCGTGACGTTCAACTTCGGCCTCACCGGTGAACAGGCCGGCGCCATCGTCGCGGCCATTTCCGCCATCCTCGCAGCGGTCACGGCGGTCTACACCCGGCCCATCGCCCCGGCCGCGTTCACCGGCCTCGTGGCCACCACCGTCGCGCTCCTTGCCGCCTACGGCTTCACCGTTGGTCCCGAGACTGTCGGCGCGTGGAACGCGGTCGTGCTCGCGGTGCTCGGCTTCGTCACCCGAGGCCAGGTCTCCCCGAGGCCCGCGCGGGAGCGGGCGGCACTCTCGGAGGTGTAGTCGTGTGCCGAGTGCTGCGCCGGGCGAGCCGGATGCTCGGCCGGCGCGGTGCGTTCCTCACGAGCTTCGGCACTCTGTGGACGCTGTACGGATTTGGGCAGCTCGTCGAGCCAATGCCCACCCGGCAGGGGATACGTCTTCTGCTGTATCTCATGCCCCTGAGCGCCTGGGCATGTTGCTGGATCGTCGCGGGCCTTGTGGCAGTGGCCGCCGCCTGGCTGCCCGAAGGCCGCGACTGGCTGGCTTTCCCCGCCCTCCTCTTGATGGTCGTCCCGTGGATGTGCAGCTACGTCGTCAGCTGGTGGCCACTGGACGACAACCCGAAGAGGTGGGTAACAGCACTGATCTGGGCAGTGGCAGCGGTGCCGGTGATCGTGGTCGCCGGCTGGCGCGAGCCCCCACGGCCCAAGAGAGTTGAGGCGGCTGATGAGCGCTGAATTGTGGACCGCCGTATCGGGCGGGGTCGTCGGGGTCGCCTCGGCGGTCGCCACCTTCTGGGGCGGACGCGCGGCGCGCAGGACGCGGAGAGACCACCGGCGGGACGACTTCAAGGCCATCACGGAGCGGATGGACAAGGAGTTCGACCGGCGCGACGAGCGGATCGACGAGCTGGAGGCGAAGACCGAGCTGCAGGAGCAGAGGCTCGAGGGCGCGAGCGTCGCCATCATCTACCTGATCGGCCGCGTGCGTGGGCTCACCGGATACATCCGGTCGGTCGGCATGGAGCCGCCCGCGGCTGACCCCGTGCCCGATCCGGCCAAGCAGTTCATCCACGACTTCGACCTGTGACCGCAGAAAGGCGAAGCCCCCCACCGCTTCCGCGGTGGGGGGCTTCGCTGTGTCCTCTTCGTCCTGTTACCGGGAGGCCCTGCGCGAGGCAGGTCGCCGGGGCGCGCCAAGCGTGGGGAGCCGCTTGGTGTCGAGCGGTCGCAGGACCGTTCCGATCCGGCCCTCGATCCTGCGCACGAGGTCTTCCTCGGTGTCCGCTGCCAGCGGGACCAGCATCAGGCGGGTCCACCGAGCGGCGCGTCCGCGCAGTACGTGCTCTTGGACGCGGTCACCGACCGACCCCTCGCGGATCGCGCTCCCGGTGTAGCGGATGACGTTCTCGAAGTCGGCGGCGATGTAGACGCCCGTCGAGAACTCGTTCCAAGCCCCACCCTCAGTGATCTGCAGGACCGTCGAGGCGGCCGGGACGCGCCGCAGCAGCGCGGAGCCAGCGAGATCGCACGCGGTGCCGTAGTTCTCCGGGGTGAGCGTGTACGCGGAGCGCTTCATCGGGCGTCACCGCTTTCGTCCAGGTCGGCCCGCATCCGGTCGGCTCGCCGGCGTGCGCCTCGCCACTCCGAGACGAGGTCAGTGATCTCGACGAGCGTGTCCCGCACGTCGGAGTTGTTGAACCCCAACGTGTCCACCAGCGCCACGCCATCCTCGCCAGTCACCTTGCCGACCGCCTGGGCCGCGTCGTGCAGGTCGTCCAGGCGTTCACCGAACTCCTTGAGCGCCGCCGCGAATCGGTCCTCGGGGGTGAGGCGCGTGATGCCTTCCCCGTCGGACAGGTCGGCGACTTCGCGCAGCCGATCAGGGCTGAGGATCTCGGCGTCCGCGATGCGCTTGTCCTGCGGCATGGTGCCCTTGGCCAGCTCCTGCGGGTCCCGGCCAGCCCGGCCGTCCAGAACGATCTGGCACAGCTGGCGCAGGCCGACGTCGCTCTTGGCCATCTGCCGCATGATCTGCTGGGGCTCGATGTTGCTGCCGCGGGGGCCGAACTCGGAACGGATCAGCAGCTGGGTGCGGCCCCCGACCAGGTGGTAGCTGGCAAGCGTCGCGAGTTCGGCGGTGGCAGGACCGGCAGCGTCACCGGCCTGTACGAGTTCGCGACGCGCCTCGGCCAGCAGGTCGAGCGGCTCGCCGAAAGTCAGCTCGACGCCGCGCAGTACCGACCAGCGCCAGGCCCGGTCGAGCGACGAGCGAAGGGCGGTGAGCCGCTTGTCCGCAGGGAAGCGCCGCAGGGCGACCTCGGCGGCCAGCTGGGTGCGCTCCTCCAGCCTGGGCTTCGCGCCGGTGAGGTCGACGATCGCCTCGTTGACCGCACGGGCCTGGCGCTTGTTCTGGTGAGGGTTGAGGGCCCCGCAGGCCAGGACGGCGACCTGGTCGGGGAGAAGGCCGTGCTCGCGGTCCGAACCGTCGAGGACGTCGCGGACCCCTTCCGCGGTCATCCCGCTGGGGACGGGGAGCAGACCGCGCTCGTAGAGGTTGTCCACCGCGGCGTTCGCCTTGGCGTTCAGCGTCGTCGCGGTGGAGAAGTTCATGGGGGGCGCCATGTGCAGGTGCGCCACGAACCGCCGGCGAGCCCGGTCGAACCCGCGCGGGGCCGAGAAGCCGATGATCACCCGGGCGTTGGGCATGATCGAGCAGCGGACCGCTCGAGCCTGCTCGTCCGAGACCATGTCGCTGCCGGCCCACTCCACAAGGTCTCGGAGCAGGTTGGTCGCGCGGCGGCTTCCGGGACGCAGGTTCCACGCGACGTCCTTGAACGTGATGCCGAGGCCCTTGTGGCTGGCCACGGTACGGCCGAACCCATCCGTGGACTCCAGCCTGGTCACGGCGCCCAGGTCCGTGATCACCCGGACGGCGCTCAGCCATCCCGGCGTTTCGATACCGCGGTCGAGGATGGATTCGACGTGCGGGTTGTTCTCCTCCATGTCGGTGATCCGCGGAGCCATCGCGTCGATCAGCTTGTCGGCGGAGTCCATCTCGAAGGTGAGCAGCGCCTGCTCCCCGACAGCCCCGAATCGAGGCATGCCGATCGTGCCGCGAGCGTGCGCGTCCTCGAACCGGATGTTGTCCGGCGACGGCAGAACTCGCCAGGTCACGACGTCGAATTCGATGTACGTGAACTCCTCGGAGCCGAAGCGCTGCACCTTCGGCGAGCGCAGGGCCTGGCGAAGCTGCTGCTGGTCGGCAGCGGCAGCTGTCAGTGTCTCGGCCAGCTCCTGGCTCAGCCCGGCCGCGATGCCGGCGGCGACGCTCTTGTCGATCACCGCCTGCGAGGCGGGCGGACGAAGGCGTTCACCGATGCGTCGGTGATCAACGACGTCCGACTCGGAGTTGAAGGAATGCTGCGGCTCGACGGCCGGCGTGGGTACGTGGGACACGGGAGTCTTCCTCAATCTCTCGACCTGTTCAGAGGGCGAGGGCTGGGACCTGACTCGGCACCGTTCCCCCACCTGCCCTCCCGGCCGGGTGGCCGTCCAGGGTTGTGGCGCACCGCCCGACTCGCTGCTCTTTCAGGACATCCGCCGGAGTGACGGATGGAGCCTTGGCTCGACCGGGCCACCGTGATGGCAACGGCCGTGCTGAGCAGATGAACTGACGATGATGTAACTAGCCGCGAAGGGTAGCACCAGATGCGCCATGTCGAACAGGAATGCCGTTAGGGTCAGTTCAGTCAACCGGGATTGGGGGCGGACCGCTTTCGAGGGGCGCATCGCCGGTCCGGACGGACGTCGCTTCCGGTGATCCTTTGCGGCTCCGGGGCTGCGCGCAAAGGAGTGGCCCCGCCGCGAGCGACGGGGCCGGTGTTGCAGGATGCGGGAGAAGATCCCTAGGCCGTTGGACGGGGGATCCGTCTGGTGGCCGTTCTGTTTTCTGGGGCTACCGGGAGTGGCTGGTCCTCCACTCGCGGAGCCAGTCGAAGCCCTCGGTGGCCGCAGCCTCCGAGCACCCGCCGACGACGGCCATGAGGACGAGGCCGGCGACCCAGATCAAGAACTTGCGGGCCTTCGCCCGGGGGCGCGCATCCGGCTTTTTGTTCGCCGGCTCCTGCTGCTGGTGGTCGACGGTGGCGTCGGTCGGCGTCTCGGCCGGCTCGGGGCTCAGCTCGACGGTGTCGTTGGCGGCGACGCTCTTGTCGGGCTCCACCTGCGAGGCGGGCGGACACGGGCGCGCACCGCTGAGCTGGTGATCAGCGATGTCGGACTCGGCGGCGAGGGGGAGCGGCGGCTCGACGGCCGGCGTGGGTACGTGGGACACGGGAGTCTTTCCTTGGTCTCTCGACCTGCTGACCGCTTTGGTCAGCAGAGGGCGAGGGTCCAGGGCCTGACTCGGCACCGTTCCCTCCACCTGCCCTCCCGGCCGGGTGGCCGTCCAGGGTTATGGCGCACACCGTCCAACTCGCTGCTCTTTCAGGACATCCGCCGGAGTGACGGATGGGGCCTTGGCTCGACCGGGCCACCGTGATGGCAACGGCCGTGCTGAGCAGACGAACTGACGATGATGCGACTAGCCGAGGAGCGTAGCACCAGTTGCGGCATGTCGAACACCGGTGTCGTTAGGGCCAGTTCCGTCGGCCTCGATCGAGGGTGACCCGCTTCGGATGAGCCAGGTTACCGGATCGATGGGTTCCGCTTTCGGTGATCCTGAGTGCCCTCGGATAGCTGTTCAACAACCGATCGTTACTGGTGCTTCGCCTTGTTCTTGCCGTCCCGCCAGATGACGACCTCCTTCAGGGCTGTCTCCAGGGCGGGCTGGTGAAGGCCATCGTCTGCTACCTGATGGCGGTTGGGTTCGTACTTGGGAGGTGAGTCCAAGTCGAAGTCCATGAAGCTGAAGTCGAACACCCGGGGATCCACTTCCATGACGTCCTCCACTGGTGACTCGGTGTCAGTGGCGACGGGCTCTGGCTGGCGGGGCTCACGGATCAATCCGAGGTTCCGAAGTGCGTTACAGGAGTCCTCGTAGGAGTCACGCTTTAGCCGGAATAGACCCTCCCGCCTCTTTGCGTACAGGTAGACCCCCGACTCCGAATGCTGTGCCGGGAACGCCTGGCTCAGCAGTTGCAAGATGAGCCAGGTGGCGACCTCGGCAGGCGTGAGCACCTGGACCCAGCCCTGCAGGAAGAAGTCACTGGGGATCGAGAACACTCCGCGGGCCGCGGGTTCCGGCACGACATAGTCAGCCGGAGTGAGGAGCTTGCCGCGGCCGCTCTCCGGCATCAGCGAGAAGGCTTCGTAGTCCCGGGTGCCGTTCTTCTTGCGTGGCACCTGGACTAGGGCCTGGCCCTCACCACCGACAGTCTCAAGAGCCCGTAGCGCCCCTTGCACCTGTCGCACCCGACTGGACTGTCCGTCCCGCTCCTGGAGGACGTTCTCTCGCAGGTAGACGCCCCCCTTCTGGCTGCTGTAGGCGGAGTCCACAGCTACGAAGTCGGACCAGCCGAGATGACCGGTGAGCTTCCGGCTCGACGTCCACGCTTCACCAGGCTTGAGGCGGCAGTGCGCCTCGAAGACGGAGAGCAGATAGAACCGCAGCGCGATGCCGCGAGGCGCCAACAACTGGGTCAGCGGCGGGGCCAGGTCCTTCGGGCCGGAGAGGAGTAGCCGGGAGCGCAGGTACACGCGCTCAGGCTTGTTCCCACCTTGCCAGACAGTCTTCATGGCTTCGTTCACCGGACCGACCTGGCCCGAGTCCTGCAACTGCTTCAAGCGGCGGAAGCGGCGGTCCAGAGCAGGTATCCCCTTGGGCATGCGTCCCCCATAACGACTTTGGCCCCAACGTTTTGATCCGCATATGAGCCTCATCCATATCTATCTATGTATCAATATATGGATCGCTTATATGCGGATCAAAACGTTGAGAGACTCCCGCTGACAGCCCCTCAGAGGCCCACAGACTCTAAGTGCCGCCCCAACAAGGTGTGAAGGGGCGAAGCGGCCCACCGGTCGCAGGATACGCGAACGGCCCCGGCGGTACCCGGGGCCGCGATAAAGCACTCAGATGGGAACTAGAGCCGTGGCTAATGTACGACGAAACTCCACCGGAAACACCAACGCGCCGGAGCCGCTGCCCCAGCGCTGGGGCCTGATCCTGACCGCTTCCGCCCTCGCGGGATGGGTCGCCTTCCTGGCCGGCGGTCCGCTGGCAGCCTTCGGTATCGCCCTTGTAGTGGTAGGCACGTTGCACACCATCCTGGCGTAGCGAGCAGGCCCCGCCCGTAGCCGTTGGGCGGGGCCTTTGTCCCGGGACTGACCGGCCCCCCATCTTCCTTGATCGACAACGTCGATCGCCGAGGGTCGCGTCCATCAATCGATCGGTTCCTGAACAGGTGTCGCCGGGTCGCGTTCCGTGCGTGCCGACACCCGTCTTGCTGTCCAAGAAGGGTGTCCAACAATCTGGAGTGTTCAACAACGTTGAACCTCCCTTTTCTGTACGCTAGTTGGCATGACGACCGCCACCCAGTGGGCTGCCGAAGGTGATGACGTCCTCGCCTCGTTCCCCGCCAACCTGACCGGAGTCCTCCTCGGCTACGCCCGGGTCTCCACCAAGGGCCAGCTCCTCGATCGGCAGATCGCTCTCCTGACCGATTGCGGCTGCGCCAAGATCTTCGCCGACAAGAAGTCCGGGAAGAACGCCGAGCGCGAGGAACTCTGGAACGCCCTGGAGTACGCGCGCCCCGGGGACACCATCGTCGTGCCGTCCCTCGACCGGCTCGGGCGCTCCATCCAGGATCTGATCTCGATCGTCGCCGGCCTGCGCAAGCGCGGCATCGGCTTCCGCTCCCTGCACGAAGCGCTCGACACCACGACCCCCGGCGGGCGCCTGGTGTTCCACGTCTTCGCCGCCCTCGCCGAGTTCATCCGAGAGCTCATCGTCCAGGGAACGCATGAAGGCCTGGCCGCTGCACGAGCCCGCGGCGAGCGTATCGGCCGACCTCCGGCCATGACCGAAGAGCAGATCCTGCACGCGCGCTCCATGCTCGCCAACCCGGAGGCGTCGATCAGCTCCATTGCCAAGCTCCTCGGCATCAGCAGGACGACGCTCTACAAGTACGTGCCCGAGCTGAAGGCCGGCCACCGCCCGGCGATCGGAGCCCAGCCCGGCGACGGACACGCGTTGGAGGCGTGACCGGCGGAGACCTCGGGGCGCGCGCTGCACGCCGGTTCGATCCCCGACCGCCGGACCGGGGGTACCAGGTGGCGCTACCGTCGAGACCCCGACGATCGCAGGAGGCGCTGATGCCGCGCACTGTCCAACGCCCGATCCTGGCGCAGCCGGACGCCCGAGCCCTTCTGGCAGCGACGCGGGTGGATCCCCTGCTGCACGCCGCCGTGTCGGTGATGCTGATGGCAGGCCTCCGCCCGACCGAGGCGGCCAGGCTGACCGTCGCCGACTACGCCCCCGGCGATGAGCCGCGCCTGCGTGTGGTGGGCGGCCGCCACATCCAGATCGCCCGCTCGGCCGCCGTCGCCATGGACGCCTACCTGGCCAGCCAGGAAGCCGAGCCGGGTGAACCGCTGCTGCTCGGGCTGCAGGAGAACCTGCCCCAGCTGGTCCGGCGGGCTGCCGAACAGGTGGGCGTCCAGGCGGGCGTCCACTCCCTCCGTAGGGCGGCCATCGCCGCAGCCCTGGAGGACAATCCGCCGCACAGTCACATCGAGGCGTACTTCGGCATCAACAAGGCCCTTGACCGGAAGGCCTTGACCCCGCTGCCCGAGGGCTACGACGCAGGGATGGCAGCCACCCTCGAGGCCGCGTTCGGTTTCTGACCTCCTGCCGCGTGCAGCCGGGAGGAGGGGCGGCAGCCGCGCCGTCAAGGCAAGCGCGTAACCCGACCGCGCTGTAGCGGCGCGCAGGGGATCCGTCTCCACAACGACTGGCGCCTGGTGGACTGTCCGGCCTGCCGGGGCCGCCTGAGCGTCCCGGTGTGCCCCCGACGTCAGGATGGGGGGAGTTCCTTGAACGTGTGCGTGCGGTGCCAGAGGTAATACGGCTCGCGCTGAGGGCTCCACCATGCGACTGTGCGGTCGGCCAACCGTTCCTGGATGTGCGCGGCAATCTCGGGGATGTCTGCCGCGAGGGGACTGACGCGGATGGCGCCACCTTCCGCGATCGTGATGTATCCGTGCTCGTAGAGGGCGTCGCAGCCGAAGGTACAGGCGAGCATGGCGATGTTGGCCAGGTCCCGCTTCTCGTCGTCCGTGCACATCGCTCTCTTCTTGATGTGCGCCCCTATCAGAAACGTGCCGGGCAGCTCGCGGCCGCAGAGCGCGCACTGCCCGGTCAGGCCGGGCAGCAGGCGCCGCTTGAGGGCGGCCTGCTCACCTCGCTGGGCCCGGGTGGCCTTGCGTTCCAGTTCGCCGTCGTAGTCGGCGATGGCCTTGTCGTCTCGTTGAGGGTCGTCCTGCTGCGGGGCCGCCGGCGCAGGGTCGAGGGTCAGGTACGTCTGGAGGGTGTCGCTCTCGTCCTCGCCCAGGACGGTGATGCCCATGATGTTGCGGTCCGGGTTCCAGCTGAGGAGACTGCGGATTTCATCCATGGGGATGTCGAAGCCTCGGGTGCCGGACAGGGCGTACATGTACTCCCAGGTCTGGCCGTTGCCGTTCTTCTCCCACAGTTCTTCGGCCAGCTCACGGCTGCGCCACATGAGAGCGATGGTGCCGCCGAGGTAGAGCTTCTTGTCGCCGGTGAAGAACACCCAATCGCCCGCGGTCATCTTCTTGACGTGGGCTACGTTGACGTCCCTCTTGCCGGGGACGACGCCCCACATCTGCGCCTGACCGGAGGGAAACAGCTGCTTGAGCTGGTCAAGGACGTCGGGCTCGAGGAGATGTGCGTACTGCTCAAAGTTGACTGGGCTGGCGATGGTGTCGTCGTAGTGCTTCTTGACGACCTTCTGTGACCGGCTCGCCGGCTGCATCACGATGCGCATGGCTGTTCAACCCCCCAGTTGTGTGTACTTGTCGGCCCTGCCGCGGGCCCGATCGGCAGGATACTTGCGGCCGTTGATAGCGATCTTTTCAAGCAACGCCTGCTCCAAGTCGATCTCGAGGACGTCGGCCATCCTCAGCAGGTAGGCGAAGACGTCGGCCATCTCCTCCCGTACCCGGTTCGCCTTCGGCGGATCACTCATCACCGTGGCGGACTCCTCGGGGGTCAGCCACTGGAAGATCTCAAGTAGTTCACCGGTCTCGCCGGCCAAGGCCATGGCCAGGTTCTTGGCGGTGTGGAACCGTTCCCATTCCCGCTCGGCAGCGAAGTCCGCCAAGTCCTGCTGCAGCGATCGGATCGTCATGATCAAGGAGTACCAGAACCCGCCGACAGTCGTCCCCGGACAGCCCTACGGGGTTCCCGACAGACGAAACGATTGTCAGACCCTGGTGGCATCGTCCACGACGGCGCAGACGAGAACTCTCGCTTAGCTCGACGAGGAGAAGGCATGGGGCAGGCGACTTCCAAGGACCGCAACTGTGTTGCCTGTGGCAACGCCTTCAGGGGGACACATCTGCGGTGCGCCCCGTGCCAGACAACTGATCGGGTCTGTTCTGACTGCAGGAAGACGTTCAGGGGGCGAGGGCTCAAGTGCGACCGCTGCCGGAGGACCCAACGGATCTGCACTGGCTGCAAGAGGTCGTTCCTCGGGACGGCGATGCGTTGTCCTAGTTGCTGGAGTACCAGGCGGACGTGTGTCGAGTGCGGTACCGGCTTCAAGGGGACGAGTGAGCGGTGTCAGCCGTGCCGGGCAAGCGAGCGGACTTGCGTGGACTGCGAGCGGCCGTTCCGCGGGCTGACGTCCCGCTGCCTCGGGTGCTTGGCTGCGCATCGGACATGTTGTGATTGCGGTCGCTCATTTCGCGGGCGTGACCGGCAATGCGGTATTTGTCGTTGGAATGCGCTACCTCGGGAAGTTCGTGCTGCTCGCCTGCGGAAGGCCCAGAACCGACGCCGGGCTCTGAAGGCGGGGGCTCAGGTGGCCGGCCCGGTTCCGGCGCAGGTCTATCGAGAGATCCTTGCCTCCGGGCCATGTGTGTACTGCGGGTCTGCGGCAGAGCATGTCGATCACGTCCGCCCCCTAAGCCAGGGCGGCTGGGAGCACGAGTCGAATCTGGTTCCGGCGTGTGAAGCATGCAACCTGAGCAAGCGGGAGAAGCTGCTCGACCGGTGGGTCCCGGAGCGAGTGCTCCACGGCGTGCTCGCCTCCGTCAAGGTGGCGATCGAGTACGCGCGGGTCACGGGTGCCGAGCTGGAGATGTGAGTGTGCCCGCTCACTCCGTGAGCGGGCACGATTGGGCAGCTCAGTCTCCCTGACTCCATTGCAGGAGCTGCCTCTTGATGGCGCTGTGCATCCAGAGCTGATGTGGTTTGGCGTCAGATTTACGGATGGCGTCCAGCAGTTCCCGCTCAGGTCGGGCCGTGAGCTTGTCTTCGATGATCGTGAGGAGCACGGCCCACTGCTGCCGGGGGATCTCCTGCTGGAGCTTGCTGGAGATCACTGAGTCCGTAAAAGAGCGAAGGGCGATGGATGCCTGTTCTGGGTCGAACTTGCCGATCAGGTCCCTGTAGATCGGGTCGGCGGCGAGTGCGATGCCGTGTCCGTTGGTGAGAAAGACATCGACGATGTTCAGGACGTACTTCTGGGTGAGCGCCTTCGGGACGACGCCGAGCTGGCCGACAAGGTCGCTGAGCCGGCGCGCGACGGGACGCTCGTTGTAGAAGTTGTTCCACTCGTTGTGGACCTGGACGAGCTCCTCCAGGGCCTGGTTGACCTCGACCTCCCGTTCCTCTTCGGGGAGATAGGTCGTCCCGTCCACGAGGTCGATGAGCTGGCGTGCGAGCACGGCCTGCTCGTGGTCGCCGGAGGCGTTGAAGTTGCCGAGCCGGAAGCCGAAGTTGTGGCGAGCGTCTTCAGAGACATGTTCCCAGAGCTTTGGCCAAAGGCGCCGGATGTTGTCCAGGGTCTCGGGGGTGCTGCTGGTCGTGGTGTAGGTGCTGAAGAGCCCGGAGGCGAGTGTGATGGCTTCAGCCTGCGAAAGGTTCTTCAGGAAGACGGCCGTGTCCCGGATGCCGTTGTCGTCCATCTTCTTGGACTTCACGTTGATCAGGAGCTTCTTGACCGCGGCGACGACGACGTTGTCGGGAAGGAGGATGGCCTGGCGGATGCAGGTGTTGAGCCAGTTGGCCAGCTGGAGGCCGTCAAGCTCGACCTGGTTGGGGTGGGCGGCGCTGGCATAGTTGCGCATGTAGCGGATGTGGTCGAGTTCCCGGAACCCCACCTCGTTGATCAGCCCGATCTCACGCGCTCCGTTGAGCAGCTTCGAGTCGTCGAGCTTGACCAGGTCCTCGGCGGTCTTCAGCTCCTTTCGCCTCGCGTCGGACTTCTCAGCCACGGAGTAGAAGTACTCGAGGTCGTAGTTCACCACGCGCTTGCGCAGCTCGGTGACTGTCTCGTCCCAGAGGTAGTTCAAAGAAGCGTCGAAGAGCCCGATGCCGCCTGCGGCGATCATCTTGGAGATGTAGGTCGCCCGGCCTCGCTGTGCATCGTCGAGCTTGACGAGCGCAAGGCCGGCCGTATCCATGAAGATCTGGCGCTGCTCCAGGTCGACCAGGATGCCGGCGGTCGGCAGACCGGCCTTCTCGATGGTCTGCAACATGAGCGTCTCGAAGGACTGCAGGCCGATGCGGGCGGCCTCACGCGGGTCGACGACGACACCGTCGGTGGACTGATGCAGGTCGAGTGCCTGCTCGGGCTCTGTCATCCCAGCAGGCTAGAGGAGGTGAGGACTTAACCTCTTGTGTTTTCAATGACGGGGTTGTCCGGGGGAAAGGACATGGCCCCACGCCCCTGGCCCTCGCCCGAGTGAGAGGGGGCGAGGGCGTCAGCTTGAGGTAGGTCTCCTGGTCTAGCTGGCCCCCATCGGGGTCCACACCACCTTCGCGCGGCTTTCCTGACCGGCGGTGTAGGTCACCCGAACCTTGGACCTGGAAGGGATCAGGATGGCCTCGTGGCTCGTGGGGGTGACGGTGCGGGTGTCTTCCCGGCCAGTGGAATCGGTGATGGTGACGGTGACTGTCGCGGCCTGGTCGGATTGCGGGAGGAGCTCGATGTTCAGCGTGCCGTCATGAGCGACGGTCTCGTTGTGGGTTGTCGATTCTGATGAGTCGATCCAGGTGCTCGGCTTGCCTAGGACGCTCGCTTGGCCTTTGACTCGGAAATCGGACATGGGCCCTCCAGCGGGTTGGTGTTGGTGTGGCTACGGGGCGGGCTCGTACTCGACGGTGGTGTTGGGGCATGCCTCTGCGAGCTGGGTCAGGGCGGCCAGTTCGTCGGCATCGACGGTGAGGCCCCAGCGCTTCTTGTCGCCGGTCCACTCTGAGGCGTAGCGGCAGGTGACCTCGGGGTTCGGGAGCCATTCCGCGGGGTCCTTGTCGGCCTTGCTGCGGTTAGAGCCGGCCGTTACGGCGACGAGGGAGGTGTCGGCGTCGAGATCGTTGGCGTAGGCCTCACGCCTCTCCGCAGTCCACTGCGATGCCCCCGAGTCCCATGCCTCGGCGAGCGGGACCATGTGGTCGACATCCAGGGCGCCGGCAGAAGTGACCCACTTCGCGTCGTAGTAGGACCACCAGCGGCCGCCGGACAGCTTGCAGCCGGGGAGGATTTCCGGCGCGTTGACTGCCTCGGCGAGGAGTACCTCCATCCTGGTGTTGCAGCCGTCGTCGAGCTTTCCGGCGTTCCAGTGCTTGAAGCTGGTGCGTTGGTAGCCGTCGCGGCTCTCGGCGGCCAGAGGCAGGCTGGCCACCGCCTCGGACAGGGATACGGCCTCGGCGGCGTGTGCCGGTGCGGTCATGGTCAGGGGCAGGACGGTGAGTGCGGCGGCTGTCGCGGCGCGCAGAAGAGTCTTGATCAC